CATTGTCGCCATTTTGAACTAACGTTATAGGATTTCCCCACTTAAAACCTAAATTGAACTCCGTGACTTCATTAGCCACATTATCGCAACACTCACAGTCAATGTCTGGTCTGTAAGTCTTTGGATTCTTCCTAACTATCGGCTGTATTCCTGCGTCATAATCAAGAAGAAACTGTATTCTGTTGGAATTAATATCATGTTCCAAAATTGCTTCACGCAAAATCGGTATTATATTGTCAGGTGTTATTTCTTTTGCACCTGTATAAATAGCAATTCTTCCTGTCTGCATTATCTACACCTCTAATAAAATGTCATGCCGCTTGAACTTCTGCTTTGTGGTATTTCCTTAATCTGAAAATTATCATCATCGTTAGGTACATACCATATCCATTTGTGGCAATGCTTGCACGCTAATTTATGTGTTCGTGGGTCTTTGCTGTCTGCCTTAGTCAAAAACTTATGGCAGTTCGGACACATAATTGACTTGTCTTTGTTTGTATAAAAAATCATATTGTTACCTCGTTACATAGTAAAAGCACCGCCATAATTAAATGACGATGCTTTTCGATAAGGATTATACATGTTTATGAAATTTGCTTTGCTCATTGTAATAATACATAATTTTTTCGTCACAATCGTAACATCTTTTAATTTTTTTCAATAAATCTTTGAAAAGCCATTTTTACGCTACTTTCTGTGTTGCCACCTATGATATGTGCTATCTGAATCCAAGTCTTATTTTCTAAAAATCTAAGATTGATTATTCTTCTCATTCTACTATCGTCAACGCTTGCAATAAATTCTTCAACCTCATTGGTTTTTTCCAACAAATCATCTTCAAGCAACTGCAATGTGGCTTTTCTAGCATAAAGAAGTGTTTTCTTTCTGCTGTACTCTGGAAATGGTATGCCTTCAATCTTAAAATGCTGTTTGCCACCATTGCCACCGCTAACAGAATCTATAACCATTTCTCCAGCTTCAATTTTGCCTATATCTCTTTCAAGCCGTTCTATCTTTAGTCTTACTTCTTTTACTTCTTCCTGTAAATCCGAATATTGTGATAAAACTTCCTTTGTTACCATAAATTCCCTCCTGTTATATTGGACTTGACATAATTACTGTCTTTTTTACTCTATTTCCTCTTTTCATTCTTAATGCAAAATTTGAAAAAACATCCGGTACATCATCGTGCAAATTTTTACCAGATACTGAATATTTCAACAACCAACTCATCATCTCTGCGTAATCGCTCTTGGGTTCATATAGGCTTCTATCTTTAAACACAATATGTTGCAATACCCAACTAGAACATTGAAATATTCTTGCTTCTTTGTTTGTTTCAGTTGCAGTGTCTGATATATTGCATAACCAGCCTTTTTCTTCTACTCGTTTTCTGACTTCATTTGCAACTCTATCTCCGCCTTGATTAGCTTCAAAATCGCAATCTTGTATTTCGTTATCGACAATTAAATTTGCTGAATTTTCATATTGTTTTTCGTAATCTGCCGAATTGTTGCATATAGTATCAGTGCAGTAATACGTTCCCTCATATCCTTCAAATTCAACCAGGCAAGGGAACACATAAAAATCAGTACCAGAGGATTTCGTGTCACATTGTCCAGTAATTCTTTTAATTCGTGTTTTAGGAAGTTCTTTATATCTCATTATTTTGTTTTCTGGATAAAGCAATCCCTCACGTTCTATTGGATCTTGCTTATAAAGACATCTATAAGATATATCATCCATTGTCAGTGCTTGATCATTAAAAAATTCCACCGACATTCCATTATATTCATAGTCAAAATTACTTTTCCCTGTTTTAGGGTCAATATCTGGAATCGAAATAATTTTTAACTTTGGGTCGTTTCCATAAAGCTCAATAATATGTCCAATAATGTCTTTTGTGCTCCATCTGGTCATTATAATTATTTCTTTTACTTGTTCGTTTAGCTTTCTTTGCTTTAAATCGACTCCATAAATTCTCCATATTTTTTCAAGAATTATTGGATTAAGTGCTTCTTCAATAGAACCTATAAGGTCATCACAATATAAATAACGGTTAGTTCTAACCTTACCAGCATTCTTAGCTCCTATTGATGAGCATTGAATACTTGAAAATGCTTTGTATTTACCGAAATTAGCTTCTTGTGCCTGTGCATTTGTGCTTTGTAATGGTAAATTAGGGAAAATAACATTCCATTTATATTCTTTATCATCTGTTGTTATGTCAAGCACTCCTTTATAAAACTTTCCTGTAATTTCGTTGCTGTGAGAAAAGAAAAGGCTGTAATCTTTAGGGTGCTTGCCAATTATCCAAGAGCAAAAAAATTTTTCTAGTGTAGTTTTTTGTGTTCCTGGTGGCATAGAAATACATAATCTATTATATTTGTCGTCTTCCAAATCTTGCATAGCTTGAATAAGCCCGTATTTATTAAGCTGTTTCATTTTTGGCTGATAAAATCTTTCACTCTCTTCTCTGTCTTTTTCAAGATAAAGCAAATAGCTGTGAAATAAGTGCGGAGCTTCAAGTAATAAGGTATCAAAATATCTATTGACTAAATCATTGTCTATATTGTTGTTAAATGTATATTTTTCAAGTTCAAAAATATCTATGCCTACATCACGCATACAAGCCTTTTCTATGAGTTCTTTTGTCCTAGTCGTACATTTTAACATTGTGTCAATTTCACCCTCATTCTTGGCAAGCTGGCACACGTTGTAGTAGGTTTCTATAATATTTTCATCTATTCCATTTTGGGATATGTATTTTTCGCAATCATCTATCAGTTGATTTAATTCAGAATTCAAGAAAAGCACCTCCACTTTTCAGCAAAGGTGCTTATAGACCTCTGCCTATAATTTTTCTAGGGTAGCGGCTAACTCCATTTGTTAGCCGGTAAAATTTTATTAGAATGTTGGTATTGCTTCGTTGCAAACCGGATGTAATTTCTGCACAAGTACATTATAATCGTCAATTACATACCTTGCTGGAATTGTATATGCTTTAATGCCATATTTTCCTGCTGTTTCCATTTCAATGCAACAGCCGTTCCAATCGTAGCTTTCACATACCCCAATAAATACATCAGCCTGTGCCAGCTTCTTAAGGCTTTCACCTAAATACCATACAGCTTCTTTGCTGTCTTTAGGTGGGTTATCCTCAATGTAGCTGTCGATAAGTTCTAACTCTTCGTCCTCGTATATCTCAGCAATCTTTTTCATCTTCTGAATACTAGCTTTGATTTCTTCCTCTGTTCTGCCTTTCATCGGCACACTTACAAATAACTTCTTCATTTTCTCTGTCTCCTTTTCTATGTTTTATCAACCTTTATCTTTCTAAGGTCAGCAACTACGATTAGTCCGTAGTCGGTAATTGTTTTTATTCGCACTCTGAAAGTCTGTCTTTTATAAACTGCTCCAATACACTAAAGCCTTTTGGCTTTTCAATTCCTTTTCTTGCAAGTTCTGCAACTATTGTTTCCATTTCTTCTTTTACTCCTTGATAGGCAATTTTCATTCCTAATTTTATTTCGTTCATTTGATTTCCTTTCATCGCAAACAATAGTCTGCTTCTTCTAATCTATCCGCTATTCTTGTCATTTCAATCTGTGTTCCGTTTTCATCCCTTGTACCGACAGTTACGCATCTGTCACAGCCACCACTTGGCATACCGCCAAGTCTTATTTCCGTTTTATCATCCTCAAACTTGTAACATTTACGCATTTCTTCAATGCAGTTATTCATTTCTGTTATTTTCATAATATCACTTCTTCCCCCATAAATTATCTGGTAATTCCTCGCCGCCATAAATCTTGTTAGCGTATTTCTTAAATGTCGGTACGCTGCAACCTGCTACTTTTGCCGCCTTTACTTGTGAAGCCCGCCCTGATATGTACAAGTTAATTGCTTCATAAAACTTATCTTTGTTTAGTGGGTGTACGCCTGCTGCCATAATAATCACTCCTTACTTTGATTTTTAACTTGATGATTATATTTTCTTACATCACTACGCATTTTAGATGGCATATTCTTATAACCTGTATTTTGAAGTTCTGCTTTGAAAGCGTTAAAATCATCATCATTTTTAACAAATATACTGACATATTTATCAATCTGCGGTCTTGTCATAAGTACGCCATTTTTAGTAAATACCTTTTTGATGTAGTTTGTATAATAACAATATCCTTTGACTTTTTCGTGGTATAATCCCCAAAAATAATCAGCATTTTCTTTTGTTTCAAACTTTGTCCTAATCTCATTGTTAGAAATGTAATTGTAACAATGTCTGCACAATGTAATTAAATTACTTTCTCTATCGTCACCGCACATTGAAGCTGTTCTTATATGTGCCATTACCAACGCCCTGTATTCTTTGCTACTCTTTCCGCAATATCTGCAAGTATAATTATCTCTTTCAAAAATCTTAGCCTGTAAATCTTTATATGAACTCATAATGAATACCTCCTACCATTCTTTACTTTCGCACCAACTGCTCTTACAAGTGTGGTTCATAATGTTGATTAAAACATTCTCCGAAGAAAAATGAACTAAGCTATAATCACATTTTGCTGAAAACTTTGTGTTGAAATATTCATCAACTAACATCCTGTAGTCTGTATTATCGTCCATATCACTTATAGCCGCATAATAGGTATCTGTATATCCGTCACGCTCTATGTCGGTTTCTTTTGTTAAATTATCTACTACTCTTGATAAAACCTTATCTGTTAATGGGTAGTGATATTCTCCAGTGCATTCTCCGTGTTTATCTAAAAAGTATTTAAAGAATGCTTCTACATTTTCTTTAAGCGTTTTATCATTAGTCCAATCATAAGCTATCTTGCCAGCTCTACTTATCATTCTTTCTTCGGCAACTTCCCAATCATTCTGAGAATATTCGCTTATCGGCTTAAACTCTTTCACTTTTTTATCTTTGGGTAAAAAAGAATTACATTGTTCTCTGTTAAGAGAATTACACTCTGTATTTAATGTTCCGTAATTAGTGTTAGGGTAATCATTGTTAGTAATCCCTGTTAAAAGAGTTACATCTTGTGACACTCCCGAATTGCACTTTGTGTTATTCCCTTGGGAATTACATTTTGTGTTATTCCCGTCTGCCTGTTTATGTAACTCCTGTCCTTTATCTTCTGCTATAACCTCTTGTCTGATATTTTCTTCCCATTTTTTAACTTCTGCGTTGATAACATCATAATTAGGTCGTATATGTATAGTCGGCATTGAATTGAATTTGTATTTTGCTGTAATTACAAATTTCTTTTTCACTAACGATTTAATTGCTTTGTCATACTGTCTTTCAGTAATCCGTATTTCTTCCCACCAATCTTTTCTTTGCTTTGCAATCCAATATTCGCCGTCCTTGTATATCTTAACTCTGCTCTTATTGTCTTTACTTGGCGCAAACCAATATAAAATCCTTGATAAAAGTGTTCCCTCTATCAAGTCACCTGTTATGTCAATGTATTTATGAAATGTGTGATTGCACCTTGCTGATGATAAGAAATTAACTTTTGTTTGGATTTCATTTTCTGATAGCATATTTATTACCTGCCTTTCTGATAACTGCCTTATTAACAAAACAACAAACAGGCACTAAGGCTTGTGCTTTTCGGTCTGCATCACCTAGTTTGTTGTAATTGATGTGGTGTGGATTTGAACCACACATAAACAAGCACTCCTGTCCTTTCAAGCCCCTAGCAATCAGGCATTCCCCTGTGGTTATGCTATGGTGGATTCGAACCACTAGCTCATTCTATCTGCTATTAGCGTTTACCCATTCCGCCACACATCAACTTACTCACACCTCTTAACCTAGGATAAGTCTGCAAACAACATTACGCACGCAGACCTAAGAAGTGCTTTCAAAACGCCGACATCGTGAATCGAACACGAACAACATTTCTGTTGGATAGCTTAGCAAGCTACTGGAATACCATTATCCCATATCGGCAAAGTGGAGAAGATAGGAATTGAACCTACAATGTTTACCGCAAGGGAACAGATTTACAGTCTGCCGCAACACCGCCAATCGTTGCCGCTTCTCCATATCGTTTTAAAAGACTAGCATTGTGAAAATGTTTCGATTAAGGTGGATAGTTGATACTGAAAAACAATGCTAGTCTTAATAGCAGTATAGGCTATGACACCTATAACAGGTCGTGGCAAAGCTTGGATGTCATTCTACCCGTGCAGTTGGGCTCAAAGAAAGTAGCTTCGCTCGCTGTCTATCCATACAGATAACTGCTGCACTATAGGTATAACTTAATTTTATTTGCGTATTTATAATACGCAAAACCTCACGGACTATCTGACAGTCCTTAACAGCTCTCGCTATGAGGTGAAAGGAGGACTTAATGCTAGTAAACCAATAAGTCCTGTAAAGGCACAAGTGTAATTAAACACTTGAACTACCCCTGTGGGATTTGAACCCACGATACAGGAATCAAAATCCTGTGCCTTGACCACTTGGCTAAGGGGCAATATGCTATTCTTTTGTTTCAAAGAGTACTGCATTTTTATTTGCTGTTTCAAGCTCTGTGAAGTTATCCTTGCCTTTTACAACATTTGGATTGCCATTACAGGCATTACAAGGCTTTTCACAATATAACTTATGTCTATGTTTGCACTGGTAACAGTGCTTATCCTGATTACCCATTATTTATCACCTGCCTGTCTGTGATTAGCTCTGTAAGTGTCAAAACCGTCCGGATAACGCGCTATAAGTTTATCTATGTTTGTCTGCATTACATCATCAAGATTAAAACCGCAAGCTTCACAAATCATAGCAACGTACCATAAAACATCGCCACACTCTTTCTTAAGATGTTCTAAGTCTATGCCTTTTTCGTGGAATATGCCCTTTTTAACGAGGTCTGATACTTCGCCAGCTTCACCAGTTAAACCTAAGACGCCATTAAGAAGTCCTGCTATGTCATTTATGTTGCTACACTTAGCATTGCTTTCTGCCAGAGGACTAAGTGGAAGCTTACCAGTTAATTCGGTACTTAATCTATGATGAGCCATTTTATCGTTAGTGCGCATAGCCAATTTTTGGTATTCATTGCCCTGCATTTATAACTCCTAACTCTTTTTTATTTTTTAAAATTTTTTGGAATTCATTCAGCCGAACAGCTGATTCTCTGATGTGTTTATTGAATATCTTGTGATTAATTAATATGTGTCTATTATACACCTAATTAGCTTAAATGTATAGATGTTAATTGGATTATTTTTAATTAAATATATAAGTGATTTATTAGTATTAATTATATGATTAATGGTTAGGTGTTATTTATATATAATTATATAATATGTGTATTATGTGGTGATAATAATATAAATATATATTAATATATAAGGGCTTTTTGTTATTTTGGATAATTGAGCGACTTAGTTGGGGCGTGTTCCGAGGACAAATAAACCCCCTCCGCCCTTGTCCGTGTAATTGTGTCTATTTTATGCCATATTCCCAAACAATTAACACAATTAACACCATATCCATACCATAACGCCGATAAACCTTAATTTATCAGCGTTATATAAATACTTAACACTTACAAGCCCAGTATTTAAGCGGTTTCTAAGCTGTTTAAATTGTGTCTGAATTGTTTACAGCGTTTATCTGCTGCTTATCGGTTAATTGTGTATTATTTTGGTTTAATTGCTGGCGTATTTCCGCGGCTGTAAGAGGTGTTTTGCTGGTGTTTTCTCTGCTGACGCCGGGCAAGTTCCAAGCAAAATGTCTGTTGAGTATCGCAAGAATTCCAACCGGGTTTTTATTGCCGGTTGCAAGCTTATTAGATAAACTTTCTTCTCTAAAATCGCGCAGTTTTTGAACCAATTCGAAGCCCTTTGTACTTAGCTTTCTTTCATTCGCTCCCCAATCCATAAAAGTATCTTTATGTATTCCAGTTAATAAGCTAAAGCCTAATATACTACATTCTTTATCATACATAGAACACATATAATAATATATATATAATATATACTCTAATTTATCTAAATCATACATATAAAAATTACTATCCATAATACAATTAGTATTATTTTTATTAATATTCTTATTTAGCTTTAATATACTTTTATCACTGAAAACATATTTATTTATATACATTAATGCAGCATTCCATCTGCTCTGTGGTTCTTTGGTCATATCTTCGATGTTGTGCTCTTCACAAAATTTTGTCAGATATAATTCTATGTCATTCTGGAATATCTCCGGTGTGTCTGGTGTTTCCTGTAGTTTCTCCATATATTCCCCTTTCCGCTGGACCTGCTCCAGCTAATTAATTATTATACATTTAATAACATAAAAATAACCCAATAATATTTTTAATATTATCGGGTGTAAATCTTATATATTTAATTATTAAAATAATATAGCATAAATATATTATAAAGTCAATTTTATTTTTGGGCTTGACATAATATAAAAAGCTGTTTATTATATAAAACATAAACAGTAACAAAAATGTATTGAAATATGCTATTTTGTATTTTTAAACAACAACATTGGATGTAGTAACGTATGACGTAGAAAAAAGAGGGAGTGGCAAGCTCCCTCTTTTAATTTTATCCTATCCAATTTTAGAACTCTTTTTTAATTATCTCCAGAGCTTTGTTATATGCCCAATCTAAGCTCTTATACTCGTTTTCTGTGGATATAACAACTTTATCCCCAGTATCAAGAACTTCACCGAAATAATAATCACATCCGCCGGACTTCTCCGCCTTTGTGGCTATTTTGAATGTACATCCGACAAATTCTTTACCGGCGTTTCTTGTTTCTTCGACAGCAAATAGATAACTGTCATAATCTGCATATTTTCCCACATTTTCATTTGTGAAGAATTTTGCAAGGCTCTTCATATCCGTTTTATTAGGTTCTCCATTCTTGTTTCTTTTAACTGTTAAATATCTCATATTCTCACCTTTCAGCTTTTGGCTGTCCTTTCTTTTAATGTATCTTAAGTATATACCAATAGTGTTACATTGTTAACACCCTTTTTAGTGTTATTTAAAAATATTTTATTTTTTCGTCGTTGGTTGGTACTATCTCTAAAATGTCGTTTGGCTGGCATCTTAATATAATACATAATGTATTTAAAGTTTTTGTATTAATGTCACTCCTGTTTCTTAGATTCTGCATTGTGCTTTCACTTAATATCTTCTCTTTCCTCATTCTGTTAGCGGTGTAGCCACGCTGTGCCAGCTCTTTTAATACATCTATTTTATATGTAATCATTTACAAGCTCCTTTCTGTTTTGTTTTTACTATTATATATAAAATATTGCAGTTTTGCAACACTTAAAAACAAAATTTAAAAACATCTTAAAAGGTGTTGACATACACCCTAAAAGGTGTTATTATTAAGCTACAAAATAAATAAGGCGGTTGCACTTCTACCAAGACACACAACCGCCACCAATCAAAAAAAGAAAGGTAAGCCGATTATATCACAATCGGCGAAATGGTACAAGGTTATGAGATTTGAAGTTAAGGATGACACAATTACAAGTGAAACATTAGGTAAAACAGATATTTATAAAATAGTTAAAAAGATTCCATTTGGTTTCTATGTATGGAATATCGGCGAGAATATGGGGAGTGATGAATATATTCCACTTTGCCAAGATTTGTATCCGGGAATTAAAGATGATTACTCTATTAATCCCGACACTTTAAGAGCCATTAAACTGCCAAAAGAAGATGTTGAGTTATTAAGAGAAGCCGCAGGCTGGGGAGTTAATAGCTTAGAGACAGCAAGAAAGGCATTAAAGAGCCGCCGCCATAGTTATATGGCTGAAAAGAAGAGAGAAAGCGCACGCAAAACAATAGTTATATTTGAAAGGATTACAGAATAAGGAGGATTAAATATGAATTGGCAAGTTATAGAAACACAATATTTCAGTAAATTTGAAAGTCCTAAAGAAAAAATTGTGGCACAATTTGATACCTTAGTTTTAGCGGAGGATTTTGTTAATTTAGTTATTCCAAAAGATACACGCGACAGATTCAAGATTGAACATATTAACAAGGAGGTGTAAATTATGAAGATTTTACTTGAAAAGATTAAGAAGTTGGAACGGTTGGAGAAAGCCGCAGACGAAGCAGAAAGCAGATGGACAGAACAGCCAGAAAGCGAAGAATTAGAAAATGCCTTCGATGAAGCATACAAGGCAGAATTTGACGCATATATCAGCGCTGCGAAGTATATCGAATATATGACAGGCGGTGCGATTGATTTTATGAAAGCAAAGGGATTAATACAGACTAAACGCGCGGAGCTTCTGCAGCTCTTAGCATAATTAGCAAGGTTGGCACGCTTCCGGGGTTCGATTCCCCGGCTTGCTTTACCCACAAGGGAATAAATAAAGAAAGGTAAAAAATTATGAACAGATTAGAAGAAGCAAAAAAGGCATTTTTAGAAGTTAGACGCATTTTGACAGAAAAACACGAAGATTTTGCACTTGCGAAGGCATACAAGAAGCCTTGGAAATGGTACAGGGAACACGCAACACAAGAAGCCATTGAGATTTTAAGAACAGAAGCAAAAGCAAATTAACCGCCGCAGAGGATGCCAGCCTGACCGATACCGGCGGCGCCTCTAAGGTATTAGCAAGCTTTAAAGAGCGTTTTGCTCCATTATGTTGTAATTAGTTTGGGTGTGTAATATTCTAATTATAGAAATCATAGAAAGGGATGAGAAAATAGAAATAAACGAAGATTTAGCAAATGATATTTTGTTTGGTTTTGAATGTGAAAAAGAAGCAAGGAGTAATAAATAAATGTATTTTAAGGGTGCAGGTTGCGCCCTTTTTGGCTTGCTCTGGTTTGGCTGGTTCGATTCCAGCCGCAAGCACTAAGCGTATATATTTATATGCTTTTCTTTGCGTACCTTGAAAAAATAATATAATAATGCTATGCTTATATATAAGACTTTGCGCCTTTTTAGGTGTACAAGTGTACCCAGTTGGGGCGGCGTGCGTTCTGTTGAATTCTCCAGAACTGGCGACAGCTTCCACGACTTGCAAGGGCATATTATACCCATTTTATGCAACGCTGCCAAAGGCGTTTTAAGGCTGTTTTGTTCTGTAGGCTTATAAGTCTACACCGACACAATAAAACCACCGTACAGGTCAAATCACAAAGTCACAAAGTCAAAATAAGCACGAATCGCAGCCGGTCAAGTTTATATAATGCACTTTAATCTGTTAAAGTTTTTCATCAATTTTTCAGGGCAAATCCGAACGAAATCGGGAGCAAAAATTAAAATTCTGTGTAACCGATTTTTGGATTTCAAAATTGCATATGACGGGGGTTTCAAAAATTTCACATTATATTTTATGAGAAAATTTTTCCAATTTTTAGAGTAAGATTTAAACAAAATCTGAACCAAATTTTAAAAATTGTCAAAATCGTTTTTCTGAATATCAAAGATGTATCCGGGGGAGGTATCAAATGCGTTACCCCGAAATTTTTTGGCAACATTTTTCTGTATAAATCAATGCCTTACTTGAATACCGGCATTGACTAAGCTCATATATCAATAATTCTTTTGTCATAGTCGGATTAGTCTTTTGAATTATCTTTAACAACTCATCAATGCTCATTATCCCACTCTCCTAACTGCCCCTAAAACCATATCAACAATGTCAAATACTTCATCTCCGTATGTTGCCACAAAATCGCACAATATCTCTTCTTGTTCGATAGGCAAATACACATCATAGGACATACAGATTGCGTGACATACTTCGTGTATAAGCACTTTGCGTTCCATAAATCCACGCAAGGCGTTTGACAGATAAATTGTATGCGTATTTCTATCAGTTACACCTAGCACAGAAACATTGTCTGACCGCTTTAATTCACTTGAATTTGAATTTTTATATTGTACTTGCCACATTGTGCCATTAATGCTAAAAATCATCTGCATGCTCCTTTCTGAATAAAACAAAAACCACTAACCGATATTGGCTAGTGGTTTTCTAATTTCCATATTCTTTTTAATAACTCTACAAGATAATCCGGTGGCTTTCTTCTATCCTGTTCCCAACCTTGCAAAGTCCTTAATGGAAGTCCGAAATAATTAGCAAACTGCTGTTGCGACATTTCGGTTTGCTTCCTTAATTCTTTTATTGGCGAGTTATTTAAACTCAATATACTCACCCTCCTTTTCTTCAAAACTGTTAACCTTTTCTAACAGCTCATCAGTAGTGACTGTTTCAAAATCACCACAACTATACTCTTCTTCGTCATAGTCGTAGTGGTCGCCAAAACTACCACAGCAAGGGCAAAACTCCATATCTGCTGTTGTTCCGTAACTGATTTCCCAGTTGCCATTTTCAAGGCAGCTATAATCAGTCCAAAAGCCGTAACTACCGCCGTCGTTACACTTTTCTGGGTTGTAGTTTGAGTAATCATTAAATCTTACTCTCTTTATGTTTTTTAATTCTTCTTTTCTCATAATATTCACCTTTGCTTGATATTCAAGCTCTTTCTTTATTTCTTGATTGTATTATACGTCAATGGCGTATAGCTGTCAAGCAAAAGTTATAATTATTTTTCACTAGCCAATATTCAGTTATCAATGTGCAAAACAGGCTATGAATATTGCTACTCATAGCCCTTTAAATCATATCTTAGATACAAGAGTACTTAACTTTGTTCTAAGCAAGTTCTTCTCTTCTGCCGACATATCAGCCACCATACCTGTAATATCGCTTGCGAGTTCCTTAGTATAACTGTCAAGTGACTTCATCTTGTGTTCCTTATCTTCCGGCGTGTTGTTCTTGTGCATTTCCTTAGTCTCTGTATAGTTTCTCTTTGCTCTATCATAGCCGCTTTCGTTCATTGGCTCTGTATAGTACATCTTGCCATAATCCCTATCCATATCCCTCATATGCTCTGATTCTGGGTACATGTGCATATAAGGCGGTTCTTCATATCCTCTACGATATGTTCCTTTACCTTTCGGTGCAAATCTTCCATCTGCATAGCGGTAGTGGTCATAGTATCTTCTGTCCGGATAATCTTCGTACTGCTCAAGCATACGCATAATATCCTCATTATCTTCAGACTTTTTCATCGCTTCAACAATGTTATAGTCCTTGTCAAAGCATACGATGTTCTTTGCAATCTCCGTCCAATCCTTGAGATCATCAAGGTTTTGTCCTTCAAAATTCTCAATTCCGATGCCGTCAACTTTAGCCTTGACGCATTCCATTATCTGTTTAGCCCATTTGTGCATATGTTTTTACCTCCACAATCTAATATAATTTGTTCTATATCGTCTCTTTTATTTACCAATACTTCTTTCAATAAAGTTTTATACTCTATTTTTTCATCTCTTGATATTTGCCTTAAATCAGTTTCCTTTCCTTTGTAGTGAACTCTACAAAACCCTTTCAAATTCATAGCAATCTCAAAAGGAAGTTCTAAATCACAAATCCTATGGTGCATAATTCCATATTTAAGATTATACATCTCACATAATTCACTTAACGTCTTTCTTTCTCCGCGGTAATCGATATAAATATTTCTGCTTGTATTATTGCATTGCTCTTTTTGCGTAATCCAACGACAATTTGACGGTTCATAATTTCCATTAAAATCTATTCTATCTATAGATAAATTCTCTTTGTACCCATTTTTTATAGACCAATTATAAAAATTTTGAAAACCGCCTTCTCCTTGCCATTCATCACATACTTTGACGCCTTTAGCACCATACCACTTATACGCCTTATCTTTTCTGTTTTCACATCTTCTTCTCATTGAACACCAAACCTCGAACAATTTGCTGTTACTCATATTATGCGTAGTCAGTTCATTTATATGGCGATTTCGATTTTCATTGTTGAGACACCCACAGCTTTTTGTATATCCCCCTTTGAGTTTTGAACTTTCAACAGTTGTTTCTTTTCCACAAACACATCTACATTTCCAATATACTTTTTTACTATTATTCCTATATACTCTTTTAATAACTGTTAGCCTGTTAAATGTCTTGCCTGTCAAATCATCAAAATTATATGCCGTCATTCCTTTTTTAAAAGCCATCTTTCAATCTCCTTTATACGTATATACTTATTTACGTATATTATAACAATTTTGCATATTTACGTCAATACGTATTTATGGTATACTGTTAAAAAGGAGGTTTTGCAATGTCTAAAATCAAATTCACAACCACAATAGAAAGCGAATTGTTGGAAAAGATTAAAATTCAAGCAATCAAAGAGCATCTTTCTGTATCAGCAATATTAGAAAGACTTATTATCGAATACTTATCAAGCTTGTCTAGTAACGATTAAATTAGAATTCTGCACTTCAATAGCCTGTGTAGATGTATTCTGTACCGCTACTGTACTGCAACAGCCACAAGGTACATCAACGTATGCCTGTGAACTAATATTCTGTAAATTTTGTGCTGCGGCTGGTGTTACAATCATTCGTGTTGACTGCAAAGGCTCTCCGTCAACCGCGATTGCAAGTGAAATTTCTCCAACTGTACCGCCTGTCGGTATCTGAATGTTTCCACTATAAGATACTAAAAATCTAGCCTTGCACTGATTTGTAATACCTCTTAACTTGATAATTCCACTTCCCTGTCTGTGTACGATACATTTTGTTCCGTTTACTGCTGTTTCTGTAAATGCAACATCTTCTCCAACAGCAACGGTTTGTAATGCAATTCCTGTTACTTCCATTATTTTTACCTCTCTTTCACAAAATAAAAAAACCACCAACTGAATATTAGTTGATGGTTTGAAAATCCATTATTTATTTTTTGTAGTCTGTAGCACACATTCCTATGCATTGCGGAGTTCCGTATTTTTCAATATAATCTTCATCTCCGTATCGTTTAACACAAACATACATTGTATCGTGCCAATTCGTTCTCGTATCTTCTGTTTTTGAAGTATGGTCAATTACAATGTCTGACATTTCAAATGGTGCATTTGCTACTCCTATCTTTTGGCAAAAGTCTTTATGAATTTGATATATGTATTTTTTCATATCATCAAAGTTTTCAAATTCCCTTGCCGTTTCTAGGGATTCAGATAATCCGCCTCTGTGTTCTCTGAAAATAACCATTTTGGCACTCCTTTCTTTTTTGAAAATTGTACCACGACTTTAAAAATCCATCAACTTAATATTCTGTTTCCAATGTGCAAAAGGGCAAACATTACAGTCTGCCCTTTGGTTATAAGTAATACTGCTTAGCAGACATAATCTTCCGAGTTTTCTTTCGAGTTAAACTCGATACTTAACTCGATTAAACCGATTAAAACCAAGATAAACTAAGAATTAAACCGATTAAATTTGATTAAGATACTTGATTATTTAATTGTTTAGCATCCGCATCCTGTATTACATCCGCATCCATAATACGCATTTGGATTAGGTACTGTATATGCCGGAATTGGTGCCGGATTTACAGCATTGATAATCTGCTGTGTCTGAGCTGCCATCTGAGTTGTAAGTAATGCACTCTGACGATCCTGCGAAGCTGCTCTGCGAAGGTCGTTATTTTCTGCCTGTAAGGAAGAAATTTTCTCATTGCAGAGATAATCGAGAATAGCGCGCGTTCCCGCATTCTGACTGTCGATAATGTCTCTTGCGTTATTGTTCATTGTGTTTTGTAAAGCGCAAGTGTTAGTTGCCATGTTGTAGTTTACACCTTGGATAGCTTCACGAGTTTCACAGCAGCAGTTAGCAAGCTGTGCCTGTAATGCGTTTATATTCTGCATATTAGCGACTGTATCAGCGTTAATAGCCTGCTGGATGCCATAGCCTGTCTGCATAATATTTGTGTTAATGCCATTGAAACCTGTGAGCATACTGTTGTTCATAGCATAGAAGCCGTCACAAAGTCCGTTAGAAATGCCATCTAACTTGCTGATAACTGCCTGATTGTCAAAACCTCTTTGTATAGCTGAATCAGTGTAGCCTGCGCCGTTGCCATTTCCACCGAAACCGCCCCAGCCGTTATTGCCCCAGCCAAAGATTAAGAGAATTACAATCCACCATGCACCATCGCCCCACATACCATCGTTATTACGATTATTGCCTGTTGCTGCGGCAATATCTGCGAGACTAACTCCGTTTGAATTAAACATCTTGTTTACCTCCATTTATTTTATTAACAAATGGGATAACCGGTCATTATGTGCGCACAACCCAAAATGTCCTAATTCATCATACCCTTAATATCATTAAGGTTTATTCCTTGTGTATTCATAAAATTACTTAAAATTTGCTCTGCGCCTTGCGTGTTTCCACTGTTTATCTGATTAAGCAAGTTTTTTGCCATAGGATTTCCACGCTGTGCCGACTGTTGTAAACAATTCATTGCCATTTGCTGTGGATTCCGAATTGACTTAAGTTGATTTATAGTTTGAATTAACTGCTGATTCATTCTTCATCACCGCCCTTACTTTGAGTTCTTGATGTTTTTCTCTGTGTTCCTAAAGATTTATCAAATCTATTTTCCAACTGCCCTATTTTCTCCGATAATTCCTCAAACTTATTCAGAAATAGCTGTGTGCTTTCGTCTGATAGGGTAAATTTAGCGTTTTCTGTATTAGCCATAGAATTTACTGTCTGATTATCTTTAGGGGCTGTATAAGGCTTATACACAACCGTCTTAATTGTTCCATCGGCATTCCAGCCCTTAACATAAATCTCCGACATATCCTGTTTCGGGAAAAATGCCATTGAGCCGTCCATAGGGACCTCGTTAGCGTTTATATTTTCAACTGCTTGCACAACTCTGCCGTTAATACCTATTATCTGCTGTGGAATAGTTTGCTGAACTTGTGATTGCTGTATCTGCTCCTGCGGCTGAAATCTCTGGATATTTGCCATAGGGTTGTATTGATATGCTCCATATTGAGGTACATAATTACTCATAATCGGTTGCTGATAAGGATTGTTCATTGTCTGCCTCCTCTAAAACTTCCTCGATTGCGTGGATAACAAGAGATAATGTCACTAAGTCAAGTTTCTGTAATTCTTCTTTGCTCAAGATTTTTTCTCTTACTTCATCAGAAAACATTTGCACTACCTCTCTTTCTAGTTACATTTTTGCATAAAAAAAATCACTTATAGCGACACATAATAGACATATGTGCGACATATAAGCGACAATGCTGAAATTATATAATTGTAAAACGTGATAAATGCGGCATTAGCACTTCCTATATGCTATAGGAACTGCATTAAGTTTATGCTAAAAATTCTTAAGCTGTATTTCAATATTTCCATTGACAATTACTATCTTGTCAATTATAGTCTTTAGTATCAAGTTCTTTTGTTTCTTGTCGACCTTATCCCAAATGTCGGCAAGTTTTTTTATGTTCTCATAAACAAACTCCTTTTTCTGTGTATTAATTGCGTTTTTGCTTTCTACTGCAATATTAGCTTTCATTTCCTTAATCTGTGCTTCCAGTTCCTTAATCATTTCCAAGACAGTATCATTTCCGTCAGCATACAGATTATACAATCTTTTTAGCTTAATCTGTTCCTTTTCAAGCTGTGATTGCATAATTTCAAGTTTTGTCGCCTTTTCTTTTGGCTTGTAAGATGATAAATCAAGTGATATTTTAAGGATTTCTTCTTCTACTTGTTTCTCTATCTCGTCCGCCCATTCAAGCGAATTATTACAGCTTGCATTATAATTAGGCAGATATGAAAGCGATTTATTTCTTGAGCAACAATAAATCTTATGTTTTTCACTGCCCCATTTTTGATAACGCATTTTGCAACCACAAATTCCACAATAACATAATCCGGTCAATAAATTAGGTTCAGTTATGCAGTAAGTTTTTGCTGAACACCTTGACTTTCTTAGTTCTAATCCAAGATTAAACCTGTCTTTATCAAAAATAGGTTCGTGTTTTCCTTGATATATTTTGCCTTTGTAAGGTATCATTCCGATATTTACAACGCCGGTCAAAATACTTCTAGTAACAAGTTCAGACTTAAAGCCACAAATTTCTTTAATTTTCGCATCTGAATAGCCAGATATGAACAATTCAAGACCTCTTCTTGCCTGTTCTGCACGTTCCGGGATAGGTATTAATATGCCTTGTTCCTTACTGTAGGAATAACAGTAAGGCAAATTGCCACCGCCCATCCAGTAACCCTGCTTAATTCTTTCAAGCATACCGCCACGCATACGCAACATCATAGTATTTTTATCAAGCTGCGCAAATACAGCCATCATCTGCGTATAAGCCTGTTCCATAGGGCTATCATAATTTACACTATCGTGTACACATTTAAACACGACATTATACTTTTGAAATACTTTCTCAATAAGATATATTCCGTCAATCATATTTCTTGATAATCGGTCAAGCTTAAAAGCAACAACACAACTTACTCTTTTGCGGCTACAATCATTCACAAGTCTTTGAAGTTCCGGTCTATCCATATTTGTACCTGTGTAACCATCGTCAATATACCAATCTGTTATTACAAGCTCATTTTTCCTACAATAATTTTCAATGTCTCTTTTTTGGCTATCAAGTCCATTGCCCTCAACAGCCTGTTTTTCAGTAGATACTCTCATATAAGCAACACATTCCATATATTTTATCTCCTTATAATATAAATAAATGTGCCGCATTTATCACGTTCTACGGCACATTGTAACACATATTTACTTGTTGTCAATTATCTCTGCAATTATCTTTAGTAAGCTGTCTGAAAGAGTTATGTTTTCTGTTTTTACGTCTTCGCCATTTTGAGTAACCCTAATCATTTATAACCTCCAACTTACTTATTTTCTTTTTAATTTTGTTTATCTTGCGATTGACTGTTCTATCACACACGGACAGCCGCATAGCAATTTCTGTAATGCTTCTGCCTTGTGATAGTAACTTGAATATTCTCAATTCTTCTTCTGTAAAATTGGCATTTTTAATTATCTCATCAAGTTCCGGCTTAGTCAGTCCCGAAAACTTCATAAGCCTATCTCCTTATTTAAACTTAATATGTTCTATTCCTGTTTCTTCGTATAACTGATTAACAAGCTCTTCCGCTGTGAATAATCCGTCATTATAGTTATCTATAAGTACTTTAAGTTCTCTCTGTACTTTTGTTAATCTCTGCTGTCCGAAACCGAACTTATCGTGTAGCACCCACATAATTAATATTAATGCTGATTCAAAATTTTTCTTCTGCTGTTCATTACTAATCCTATTCATCTGAACACGTAACATTTGCTCCTTAAACTTTTTCTGTTCTGACTTACTCATACATACTCCTTATTTATCAAGTATTTTGACAATTTTCTTTATTATTTTTTGTACTGAAACTTGGTTTTGAACATTTTCTTCTAAAACTTTTTGCATTTCTTTCAGAATTAAAGTGTGGATATGCATTGAGTACTCTAATTCTTGTATTCTTTGCATAATTTCATCTTTCTCTTCTTCCGTTTGTTCACCGCTTTCTTAAAAATTGATTATCATACCGCCATAAATGCTTGCTATTATCATTCTTAAGGCTTTTACCCCTTTCATAGTCTGTCTGCCAGCATTTCTGACATAATTGTCCTTGTGGTCTGTCAATAGGTTCTCCACAACGATAGCACAAGTGATTTTCTTTGCGATATTCTTTTATATTTTGCCTATTTTCAGTTCTTTTTCTGTGGATAGCATTATCTTTACTCTGGCATATAAAACACTTCGCTTTGCCTTTAACAGCTTTAGTCTTACCACATCTAACACATATGCCAGCTTTTCTACGTTCAGCATATAAGTTTTTTGAATAGTGTTTAAACGCTTCGTTATTTTCTCTTCTCTTATCATCACTTAATGGGTGATTAGCTCTATATTCAGCTTTGTTAGCCAAACATTCCGGACATATCTTTTCTTCGCCTGCAAGTTTATTTTTACGGCATTCCGGACATATTCTAAGCTGTCTACATAATTCTCTAGTTTCTCTTTGATAAGCTGTATGTTTTTCTTTGCACTCTTCACAATAAAAGCCTTTTCTATCAAGCGGCTTGCCGCATTTAGGGCACAATCCATTCTCTCGGCGGTAATTATATAATTTCTTCTGCGGACTAATTGGCGTTGTCTCCATTGAAAATCAACCTCTCATTCTGTCAATTCTATCTTGTACCTCTCTAGGTGCTTCAATATAGCTCTCTGAATCTTCTTTTTGAGCGATAAGGTTGCTATTTTTGTCATTAAGTGTATTTATATCTCTTTGGAATTTTTGCTGGAATTGAGCTTTATACGAAATTGCATTCATCTTTTCGATGAGTGATTTAATGTCGTCTGGCATACGATTTATTTCATTTGCACGCTTAACAACTGTTTCATAGGTTCTTAAGAAATTCGATTGTATTACTGTTTCTATCGTCTGATAATCTGATGTCGCCCAGTTTTTAAGGTTATCTGGCATACCAACCGCCTGTTTTACAAGTGGCGGTAGTTTGTTAAATTCTTCAACTGCCCCATAAGTACCATTCCGTAACGCTTTACTAACTAACCCCCAAGCTGCCATTCCGTCAAGTTCCTGTGGCTGCGATATAGTCTGTATCTTACTCATTATCTGCCCTACATCTGGTGCAAAACCGCTAGTATTAGTTGCAATACAAGCTCTTAATGCCTGTAAAACTAATTCTTCTGGATATTCAGCAAGCATTATATACCAAGCATTAAGAGTAATCTCTTTATCTGGCGGATTGTAGTTAGGATAATAAGCTTGTATCGTCATTAGAAGTTTTCCGACCTGTTCCCTTGTCATTTCATTGCCTCCATCCATTCATCAAATACATTTTTCTTGCCTTGCTGCTTATTAGAATTATCTTCTTTCAATTCAAACAGTCCTTGCCAACAATGGTCTACTGACTGATTAAGAATTTTAACAGCTAAGTCATTATCTCCGCCCGATAGCTTTTCAAGAGTATTCATAGCCCTATGCAATGCCTTGTCAGTGCATATAGGTTTTTTAATTCTCTTACGCATTGTCACATACTCGTTAAATGCTTCATCAAGTAATTCATCATCTGGGTAATAACTTTTCTTTTTAGATATTACGTTAGTAATATCTTTTTCTTTTATATTCTTATCTTCTTTAATTTCTTCTGTTCTTTCATTCTTACTTTCTTTTAATATAGAGTTTGTTAATAGAATGTTATCTGTTTGTTGATTGTTTGTTATCTTGCTTGTTATTTGTTTGTTATCTTGCTTGTTATCCGTTTGATACAAATTGTAGTTAACCACAGTAAATATCGTGAATTTGTTTGTTGCTTTGCTTGTTATTTCGCCTGTTAATTGTAAGTGTTTTAGCGAGGTACGAATTTCCATTACAGACAAATTAGTTTCTTTTGATAATTCAGATATTGAAGAGGGGAAAGACCCTCTTTCAATTATCTTACCTTTGTAATTTCCGTCTTTCCAATAGGCACTTATCAACATATACATAAAAAGTCTGAATGTATTAATATCGCTCCACCATTCCCACTCTAAAATCTTTCTGTCAATTTTAATAAAGTTACCTGCCATAATTACCTCTTCAAGTTCTGTCACATTGTTACTTCACTAAATCGTTGATATTAACTCTGAATCCGTCAAATTCCTTGCCTTTGCTCTTGATGTAAGCCGTTGTATCAAAGAACATCAAGTTGCCACTATTGTCCGTTGCCATACTTACACCATTTCTTGTAAGACTGCCTTTGAGTAGGTCAAGTAAAATCTGTATTTCCTGCTTTGTTTCGTCTTTCATACTGTATCTCCCATAAAATCACTTAATCTCATTTGTGCCATTTCGGTATCTAACCTCTGTTTTGACACCTTGTAATAGTATTCGTCAAGCTCAAACCCGACAAATTTATGGTTAGTGTTATAGCAAGCTATTAAGCTACTTGCACTGCCTACATGAGTATCAAGGATAATATCATTAGGCTTTGCGTATCTGTTTAATAACCATTCATATAGTGCTACTGGTTTCTGCGTAGGGTGTATGCGAATTTCTTTATTTTTCATATTTTCCTGCAACATACCATTCCAACGATACTTGAATTTTCTTACTGCAGAATCAAATGAAGTCCACGCAAGTTCACAATCTGCAAAATCTCCTGTATTATCCTTGTCCCAAACAATCCAACAACTACTATCGTATGGAATTTTACTTATAAAATGGTTAGCACCCCATATAATCTGATTTTTTGAAACTCTGAAAAGTTCGTCAAAATATTCTTTATCTGGTGGTTTTAAATCGTTTCCATAAAATGCTTTATAGTCTTTTGCTTTCGCTAATTTACTTCTTGTATGGTTTTTATCTCCGTTTTCTCCAATACCATAAGGCACATCAATAATCGCAAGGTCAAAATATTTGTCGGGAAATTCTTTCATTCCTTGCATACAATCCATGTTGTAATATCCAAAATCTAACATTTGCTCTCACCACCATTTATAAAATCACTTATATTCATTTGACTGTCCTTTTCAAATACAAGCATTTCATTCTTTGCTATATTAAAATACTTTTCATCAATCTCAATTCCTATGAATTTTCTATTTTCTTGTAAACAAGCAATTCCGGTAGAACCTATCCCCATAAAAGGGTCTAAAACAATCTGATTTTCTAATGATGAATTCTCAATTAATATTTTCATCAGCTCTACTGGCTTTTCGGTATCGTGGAGATTTTTACCATTTGCATCTTTTCTTTTTATATTAGGAATCGACAATATATCGCTTGTGCCACAATTGTTTATTTTTACCCCTTTCCCTTTTCTAAAAAAGAGGATATATTCAAATTGCGACATATAAAATTGCCCCATAATTTTATTTCCCTTGTTCCAAATTAAAGACTTAATAAAATGAAATCCGTATTGCTTAATACCATTCTTTTTTTCGTCCTCTGTTCTTAAATCCGTAAAACTGTTAAGCATTTTTATAAGATTAATATGATTAGTCATAACATAACAATGGCTACCATTTTTTAATATGCGGTAAAATTCAGATGCATACATATCGCAATCTATATTGTTATAATTAAAAACTTTTCCTTGTTTATTTATCTTCTTTTGAAACATTCCACCGCTGTTTCCCGCATTTCCCCTAGATGTTGTTGGGTATGGTGGGTCGGTAACAATTAAATCAATGCTTTCATCAGTTATATTTTTAACAACATTTAAAAAATCATCATTAAAAATTTTTACTTTTTCTTCCATTTTAAATCTACCAAAAGGAAACCTCGGTTTTATGTCGCGACAACCTATTCCTTTCTTTGATTTTTAGTTAGTTGTCTTCTTTTCTTTCAAAACTCTCGCAAGGTACATCAAGCAAGCAACCGCATTTTTCGTATTCTGTCACTCCCCAGTATGTCTTGTATCTGTAAGAGTTTTTACAGTTAAAACAGAAATCCTTGCCATTATTCATCTTGCAACTTGTCTTTTTATCTTCCAACTTTTTCCCGATACTCTCGTTTATCCTTTCAAGTTCCTTGACCTTTTCCTGCAATTCCTCAAAATCTTCAATAAGTTTATTGTATTTCTTCTTACTCAAAATCTTCATTCCGAATCGCCCTTTCCATTCCTGTATTCTTCTATTGCTTTATTAACTCTATCTTTGCCCCAATCTGCACTACAATACCATTCAACAGCTTTGAAAACAGGACTTAACATTTCAAAGAGCGTTTCCACTCTTATTTTAGCTGATTTGATATATTCAACTAACCGCCTTGTATCTTTTGCCACATCTTCGTATCCGTTTTGATTGAGATAATCAGACATTTCTTCCAATAATTCAATGTTGCTGTACTGCATGAGGTCGTCAATTTCTTTTGAGTATAAATAGTTCCAACTTCCACCGCTCACTCTTAATCACCCACTTTCAATAAATCCATAAATTTCTCATACTGTTTCTGTGATACCTTGTTATGTTCTTTTTCGGGCTTCAATCGGATTATAAGGTGCTTTTCTGCGATAGACGATAATTCCCTTGCTAACACCTTTTTGCCTTGCTGTACACCTTGCATATAGCCTTTAGGTGCTTTTCTCTCGCCTATTGAACCACTAGCACGATTTTCTCCTTGACCGCCTAAACTGATATTCCGAAGCTGATAACCCTTATCAGCATATAGCTTGATGTAATACTTCTCTTTCTCGTCAAGCTGACTTTCGGGGAAATTCAGAAATTCAACTCGCCAGCCATAAGGATTTTTCTCTTTGTCGTACAGCTTATGTTTGCGTAAACTAAGGTCTATGTGCTGTTCATAGCCTACAAGGTGGCTTGCTAATCTGCTAAGTGTATGCACCGCCTGTCCGACATACGCATACTTAAATCCGTTTTCATCTTCTCGGAGTAGAAAATATATTCCACTTTTGTCGTTCAGTTTTGGGTTCAGCTTCAATAGTCGCTTTTTATTTTCCTGTTCTATTGCCTTGGCTCTCGCTATGTTCTGATAACTCAATGCTTCCACCTGCCTTTAACTGTTCTGCTATTTCATCAATGTCCTTAAATCTAATTACAGATGAACCTGCGATTAAATTTTTGACCGATTCTACAAAATCATCAATAGCCTTTTCATATTGGATTATTTCGATAATTCCTCAATCTTATCTTTGATACTATCCATATTTTCGACATCAACACGAACAACCATTTTGTTTTTATCTCGGTAATCTTTCAGTTCTTCTAGCCACTCTGCAAGCTGTTCGTGTTCCTCCGCACATTTAATGCAAGACTGATACATCATTCCGTTGTGCTCAAAATTCGCATAATATCTCTGTTCCTTAGCTTTTTCTCTTGCGTGTTCTATTGCTTCGTCAATCTTCATATTTGACACCTGCCTTTACTATCTCTATTGCCTTTTCAAGAGGAATAAGATAATTATTGCTGTTGCCGCTTCCATACAATCTTACAGAAGAGTCTGTTTTCAACTGCTCTACAACCTTATCCACATCATAGGCAGTTGGAGTTTGTGTTTCATCATTGATAATACTCTTTACGATATTCAGACCGGCATTTATGCCTTTTGCGTATGCCCCTATCTCTCGTTCTTTCTGGTCTTTCATCAGTTCTAATAATTTATCTGCATCAATCAATCTCATACTCACACCTCTTTAATTAAATGGTAATCCCTCGTCTGCTACGCCATCTGGAATTGACATAAAGCTGTCTGAATTAGCATTACCGCCCATAATTCCATTGTTATTATTCTGCTGATTAGCACGGTTTTCGCAAAATTCGTGTCTTTCAACAACACAATCATTAGTGTAGACTTTCTGCCCGTCCTTGTTGGTATAATTGCCTGTCTGCCATCTGCCCTCAACAATTATCTTGGTTCCCTGATGAAGATACTTCTCTGCAAACTCTCCATTCTTGCCAAACACGATACAGTTAATAAAGTCTGCTGCCTGTTCGCCCTCTTTCTTGAAAGCTCTGTCAACAGCTAATGTATACCTTGCTACCGCCATACTTCCACTTGCCGTCTGTGAATATCTTACTTCTGGCTCTCTAGTCAGCCTGCCACATAAAATTACACGATTCATCACTTTCCCTCACTTTCTGCTAACTCGAATCTGTATTTCTGTTCTGCATTAGGATATTTTTCCTTATCAACCTCACTCATAAACATTTCAAGAGGTCTATTCCAGATATGCTCCTCGTATTCATACACAACTGATATTTCTTCTGTTTCTGTGTGTCTTGAAATACCGATAATAGTAACAATCTTACCAATCTTAAAATGCTTATATTTCTCACCTTTCTGTGGTAAAGGTCTGTCAAATTCTGTACTGATGTTATCTGCCTTAAAATGCCTTGTGAGTAACGCAAGGTCACAATTTTCTTCTAATTCTCCATCAGCTTCAAATTCCTCACTTTCTTCAATATGTAACTGCTGAATAATATCCTCGCTTTCCACACATAGTTCACTAATTCTGTCCTCAAAGTTGGCTACATCTTCTATCTTATTATTTTCTACAAAATAGCCGCTAAATCTAAATATCTTTGCCATATTATTCCTCGCTTTCTGGCTTGTCACGCCGCTCAAATTCTATTACCCACACCCACGGATTCGCATTCCAACCGTAGCGGTCAAGGTCGGATTTCTTGATGGTAGTGTTCCACAAATCTTCAAACTGTCCTCTTGCGGTACACACTCCAGTAAGCAATCCACTATTACATCCTTCCGCTTGTGCCTGTACTTCTGTTATTTCCTGCAACCGCTCCATCCTCACATCCGTAACCTTAAGCCAGATTCTCGCCGCTTCTTTCGGCATGTGGATGGATGGTTTCCAACGTAAACCTTCTGACATCCATGAATTATCATCTGCCTTATACCAGAAAGTGTGAGCTGATATTTGAATAAATGTTTCCCGGACATACAGGATATCGCCCGGACAGATAGGACAAGTTCTTTCTGCTATGCTTAACTGCTCCGTATGTTTATTATCTGCAAAGTTATGTACCGCATAAGTTCTCTTGTCGGCATTGTAAAAATCCATATCCGGCACAGTACACTCATTGGCATCTTTGCAAATTCGCCTTGTGCAGGTCTTCCGTCCGTCCAGAATCGCCCGAACCATTTCGGTATTAAACAATATTGGTTTCATACTCATTCGTTGTTCCTCCCTAATAACTCTGGGTTATCAAAAATGTTGCCGATAATCTCACATTTCCAATCATCTTCATTAGTCCAAAAATGTAAATCCTTTCGCCATATAGTATCTTTAATCCACTTAATTCTCCATTCTGCCTTATCCCAGATAACAATAGCTTTTCCGCATTGAGTATTGACAATATCATTCTCCCAAATCAGCTTGCCGTTCCTGTCTTTTAAACCTGTACATTGGCAGATTGTGGATGGGTCTACTTCACTCCATCCGTCTGTCTCTCCACTAGAATAAAATATTGTGGTGGGTTCAAATATTAGATGAACTTCTTTAGCATATATATCTAAACCTTTTACATAATGTCCTGTAACCCATTCTCCATTGTCAGCTCTCTTAGCCTTGAATAAGTATCTATCTTCCATACTCTCTCCTATCTAATGCCTTGATATTTCAATCTCACTATTCAATATGGTATTAAGTTCCTTGCTAAGTAAATCAAGCTCCTGTTTCGCTAATGATTGAGCTTCATTTATCGCGGCTATCACAGATGTACTGTTTAATTTTCTATCACGGATATTTAATGCCTGACAATTCATATATAGTGTTTCTCCACAACCGCATAGTGTATGAACGCATATATCTAATCTTTTATTGTCGCCCCTGTAAATAGTTCCTGTTTCAACCGGCTCTCCATATTTTGCATTGCTTATATACTTCATATTCTCTCCTATTCTGCTTCTGATTGAAGCCAACCCATACAACTAGCTTCTCCCTCGTATTCTCCGCCGAATGTGTTCTTAAAAGTTATAAGAAGCTCTGCTAACTCTTCATTCGACATATTCCTTATCCTGTCGGCATTGGTGTTTCTGCTATCACATCTGCAACAAGACTCATTATCTCTTGAATTGCTGTTGTGCTGGCAGTTGCAAGTGTGAGCTTTTTCTTTTGTAGCTAAGTCAAGATAATATTTCAAATCTTTTATCAAACTGATAGTTCCATAGAGTTGTTTTTCCCCAAGCATTTCAACAACTTCCGATATTCTTCTATCAAAGTCACGCTCGCTTACGCTTTTAAGAAATTTATCCATTTTCTTCACCTCTCAATTCTTTCAATATAATTTAAAAGCACCATCCCATTTTTTCCACTTTAAAAGCTTTCCACAGTAATGACATTTTTTAAAATCATCACTTGAAGTTACATATTCTCCACATTTAGGACAACTGCCACCTACGAATTTAAAATCACTTGACGGACATTGGCTTATTACTTCTTCTATGTAGTTAGGTTCTTTTAATCTTGCTTCCACTTCGCTCTTTGTAAGAAATACCGATTTGCCAAATTCTGAAGTACGCACTGATATTTCATCTAAGATATCTTTTGGAAAGCCTTCTGAATATGCAATACAGTGGTATATTGGTGTTTCAGAATATATAGTCACTTCATAAACTTCATATTCTAATACTCGCCCCAATTCCCTGCAAAAATGCCAAATAGTATCCTTTACTGTGCAAGGTAGTTTGATAAGTCTACCCTGTTCCTCTAAGTCCTCATATTCTGTCAATTTCTGTAATACATTATGGCGGTTATCTTCCCACTTAACAGGTTCTCCACTAGGTGTAGCATATACACCTGTTCCGTTAGCACTTCTTCTTGTTAATCTCTCCATTTCTGCTCCTTTCTAAAACGGACATTCGCTAGGATTTTTCAAATCCCAACTTTTCCCTGCAACCGCGACGTCTACATTTGCCCCATAAGCAACTTTCTTCATCTTCTCGATAAAACTATCTTTATCAGAATTTTCACTTGATAGATGGCACATTATGACGTTCTGCAAACTATCTGAATAATTCGCTTTAACAAAATCGCAAGCCGTGTCAATGCTTAAGTGACCTCTAAAAACGTGATTAGCTTTGCCTGCGTTATCCCTGTCGATTAAATCCTTGTCATAATTCACACCTAAGAGAACGTGATTTACATTCTTAAACTTCCACTTGATTAATTCACAATCGGTTATGTAAAGCATTCTCCCCATTTCCTTGTGCGTAATCAGAAAGCCGAATATCGGACAAGGTGTTCCGTCTGCATTAGTATGTGTCCAACTTCCGTCTATTGTCGTTAGGTCAAATGCCTGTATCTTGAACTCCTTGCCCATTCTCATAGGTTTAAGACTTATGTATGGTGTAAATACTGGTATTCCCATAGCTTCAAAATCTTTTACTGACTTGCTGTGGTCTGAATGAGCGTGGCTGACTATACAGCCAACCACATTTCTTATATTCCAATCCAAGCCTTTTTTAATCTCCTTAATCGGTATTCCACAATCAAGGATAAGTGTTTCTCCGCTGTCGGAAGTTAGGGTGTAGCAATTTCCTGTACTTCCTGTAGCGATACATTTAAGTTTCATCATTTCGCACCTACTGTCATAATCGCCGGATTTACAACTCCGTCTCCGTCATAGCCGTACTCTTTGTTATGCCATTTTCTCAAATACTCTCCGTATTCCCAACACTGTGAAAGAATACTAACTGCACATCCGTACATAAATCCTGTTATGCCCTCTGTGTCTGCTTCACGGCTCAATCTGTCTGCATTATCAACAAAGCACTTCATAACATCATTGCTCTTGTCAATTTCTGTTTCTAACAGTTCAGCCCGCCTTTCAGCATAAGTGAAGCAAGCTCTGCTGTATCCGTCACTATTCTTGTCGTACCAATCCTTGTATTCTTTTTCTTTGCCTTTAATAATTCTCATACTCACACCTCGATTTCATCATCCTGTGGGAACTGAAAGTACTCTGTTGTAGCTTTCCGGAATTGTTCCTCACTCAAAATACGCTGTACTTCTTCAAAACACTTTGAACTGGCTGTGCAATGATAAAACACATTATTTTCATACACTTTTCTAAGCATTTTCATAGCTTTAAGTGCCTTTGTGTTGGTTGAGTATTCAGCAATTTTTACACTTGGTGCGTATGAGCTTTGGCAATATATACGCGCTACTTTTGCATCATATTTAGCACCAATAACAAATAATTGATAATCATTATATGGAACATCTAATGCTCCGTCCTGCGAAATTATTCTCATACTCAATCTCCTATTCTGCCTGCATAAATGGCGGTAATGTGCTATCTTCTGCCTGTTTTTCGGTTACTTCTGTGGTTGTGGTGTCAACTACATCTGCCTTATCTTCTATAAACTCAACAGTATTAGCATTTTCGGCAATTTCAGCCTGTGCAACTTGATATACCTCGTCCATTTCAACCTGCGCCTGTCGTGCCATTGGGTCATAATTCTTAGGGTATTTCCTTGTTGCATTGTTACACATTTTTCTCTGTATCATGCTCTCCGGAGTATCGAGCCAAGCACCGCTTATAAAAGGTCTTGCAAGCTCACATTCAAGCATTTCATCAACCGTCTTGCACACTCTTAAGGCATTGAGTATCTCGTCTTTCTTAGCCTTAATTTCTGCTTTCTGCTTTGGTGTGGCGTGGTATCTATCCTCACAAATACCAAAAGTCTCATTCATTATGTTTTGCTTAACATGCGCTAACAGATTTACCTTAACACTGTCTCTATCAGCAGAAAGATATGTTACTGTGCCGTCTAATAGCTTAACAGGATATACAACTCTTACCGCTTTATCAGATAATCCGTTTTCTTCCCACTCCGGCTCTGTAACTGTAAGTCCTTTATGTTTAGGCGGTATGTACTTGTCACCCTCTTTAATTACCCAATACGGATATACCTGTTTAACATCTTTTCCGTAGTTGGCGAGCAAAGAGTCATAACCTGTACCCTCGATTCCCATTTCAACCTGTTTCTGCCATATATCCTTGCCTGTCTGTGGGTCAGTTCCCACCTTTACATTTCTTAACTGAAAATAGCACTCTCTTGGATATGCACTAGCATTTAACTTAAGACTTGCACAACGCTTAACAATGCCCCTTAAATTACTTGTATCAAGGTTTCTCATATCAATCTTAGGGTCATTCTTAACAAGATTAAATATGCTTGTCATAGCTTCCATAGCACACTCTTTTGCGTAATCGTCCATATCCATTCCAACAGCCTTATAATCGTTGATAATAAGTCCTGTCATTGTATTACTCCACTCACTTAATGAGGTGGTAAATGCTTTCTTTTCTGCAACTGCCGTATTCTCTGCCATAATTATTCCTCACTTTCTTCTTTGTATTGCTCTTTCTATCGCATTTTCACCGTTACTCTCATTTTCCCATTTTCTTAAAGTTTGCCTACTAACTTTTAGCTCCCTACTCCAATCTGATAACGTTTTAGTAGTTCCATTGTGCGTGATATAATGACTATTACGCCTATTCTTAGATTGCTCTCTAGCCGGAATCCAAGTACAATTAGATGGTTCATAGTTTCCGTTTACGTCTATTCTTTCCAAGGTTAGTGATTCTTCATAGCCATTTTCAATAGCCCAATCGTAAAATAAGCAAAAATTATTTTTCCACTCATCACACATCACTATTCCTCTACCGCCATAATAAAAATAAGCTTTGCTATTCGGGTTAAAACAGCGTTGCTTAACATCTGTGTATATGCTGTACAATCTGGTATGTGTTTTATTATGAGTAGTAAAATACTCTGCGTTTCTTTGAGTTTTTATGCAACCACAACTTCTTACATTACCACTTCTTAAACTATCGCTTGATACCACTTTTTCATTACCGCAATCGCACAAGCAATTCCAATAGCAATTCTTGTGCCCAGATTTAGAATATTTGTACTCACAAAAACCAAGAACGATAAGCTTTCCATACCTTTTTCCAGTTATATCTTTGGTTTTTATTCTTTTATTTTCGCTAATCATTTTTTATCTCCAAAATTTCCATATCTCCATCACTAACGGCTAGCATTATTACTTGTGATTTAATTTTTTTTATAATATTTGATACATTTTCTGAATCGAGTGATTCTATATCATCAACAATTAAAGGGCAATTTATGTTACATATTTTTTGAATAGATAAACATATATCTATCTTCCCCATAATTTTCTTTGCTTTATTTGATGTACAATCTAATAACGATTTGTTATCTATGGTAGGAATACAAACTGTTTTATAACCACCAGACTTTGTATAAGTGAATAACTGCCACTTAACTAACCCAAAATGGCTGTTTACTGCTTCTGTCAAGGCTTCATTCTTTGCTTTGTCTAATTCGTCAAGCAAATCAAGAATTTTCTCGGCATTAGCCTTATTCTGTTCAGAATCAGTCCTTGTCTGCTTTAATTCTTCAAGTCGCTGTTCATCTGCTGTCGTATCAGACTTTGCAATCTGGCTTTCACATTCTGCTAACTGCTGCCTTAAAGCTGTTTCCTGTACCTTTAATTCTGCCTTAACTGCCGAAATATCATTAGCCTTGTGCATAGCCTGTTCCTTTTCAGCTATCTTCTGTTCAAGTGCTTTGTATTCTTCGGTGGCTGATACATCAATTTCCTGCGGAAGTTCTGATAACTGCTTTTCAAGGTCTGCTAAATCAACTAAATGCTTCTCTAATTCCTGCTTTCTGTCAACCAATTCCTGTTCAGCTTCAACTAACAATCCTTTGATTTCATCAAGCATTTTCTTAGCTGTGTTGCCTTTATCAGTAATTCTGTTAAGTTCAGCTTCTTTGTGTGTCTTAAAATCTGCCTTTAGTTTCTCTTTCTTTTCCTCTGGGTATTCCTGTTTGCAATAAGGGCAAATAAGATTATTCTCGTCAAATACACGCTCTTTTTCAGCTTTCCATTCAGCTCTGCTATCATCAAGTGTTTTCTGGTATTCAGTTATCTTATCTTTATCAAGCTGAACCACATTCTCTGCATTGCTGATTGACTTCTTACTATCCTCAATCACATAATTAAGGTTACTAATCTGTGATTCAAGATTTCTTCTTGCCTTAACATTGTCCTCATTAGCTTTGCGGCTCATATCACTAAGTTCAAACTTCAAGTTAAGAATATCTGCACTAGCCTTGTCATATTCAGCCATCAGCTTGTCATTGTCGGTCTGCTTTGCCACACAATCAGCAATCTGTTCTTTAAGGCTGTTTTTCTGTAATTCAAGGTCAGATACTTCAATAGCCTGCTTAAGCTGAATATCTCTTTCCTTTTCCTTAATCTGTCCGTCAAGAATAGGCAAATCCTTTGTAATTTTGGTCTTGGTAGCCTTATTCATAGCGGATAGTTCTTCAACTGTATACTTATTAAGCAAAGGAACTAACTCGGCTAGTTCAGCTTCCTGCGAAGCAATATCAAGGTCTGTAACATCTCCTACTAAACCAAATAAGTATTCTCTCATTTCTGCCGGTTTCTGATTAAGAAAAGCATTTACATTACTGCACATCTTGAACACATTCATATCAACATCAAGGTACGCATTGAAGTCCTTTAATGTCTTAGGCACATCATTGATGAAATACTTGCTATCGTCCTTATAACTGCTGCCATCTTTGCTGTAAGTACGCTTCTGCACTTTCTTCATAGTTACTTCTTTTCCGTCAACATCAAGTGTAAGCTCAACACTTGTATCCATATCATCAACTGATACTCCGTCAATCTCTCTTCTGACAACCGGATTATCCTTTAATTCATAATCACAGTTGAATAAGCACCACAGATAAGCTGTGGCTATTGTTGACTTACCTACACCATTCTTAGCAATAATCTTTGTAATGCTGTAAAAATCAAACTCTGCGTGTGCATAACACATAAAGTTTTCAAGTACTACCTTTTTTAAAACTGCTTTTTCCATAAACATATCCTTTCCTTATTAAATATTCATAATAAATACACCATCTTCAACCTGAAAGCTATCAACCACGATATTTATGTATGTACAATTTTTAGCTTCATTAAACGAACCATCAAAGATTGTTCCGTATCGTGGTGACCATATCTGACACATCGCATCTTCATCAAGCGCCATACTTGCTAACTCTCTAACCGTAATATCACTGCACATTAGCTTCGCCCTCATCTGCATAATCAATCTTGCTTACCGATACTTCATAAGCAGTTCTTGTTTCAACTTCATTGTCACTTATCTTCTTAGCGTATTCCCTGCTCTGGAATCTTCCCTGAATCTGAATACGTTCCCCAGCTTCAAGTCTACCTGCAAATCTCGCATTTCTTCCCCATACGATGCAAGGTATATAGTCTGACTTGCCATATGCTCTGTTAACGGCTATGAGAACATCTGTTATTTCTCTTCCAAGCGGTGTTACCCTATATATAGGTTCTTTACAGATAAAGCCTCTAAGAACTACATCATTATCAAAAGGTGGTTCTACCTCGTTTTCATATATTTCTATAATTTCAGTAAAGATTGCTAATATCAGCTTGCTTTTTTCACCTATATGCTCATTGTAGCTTCTTATTCTTCCTGTAATCATTACGCTAGTACCTGCTTTTAATTCGTTCATATCTACAATTCTTTCAGATATAAGAACAGGAAGTGTATCTACTGTTCCGCTAACCCTGTCAATCGAAATCATCATCTTAAAGAATTTTTCTCCAAAAACTTCGTGATTGAAAACTGGCTCTTCTGCAACTAACCCCAAAACTGTAACATTGTTATTTCTCTCTTTCATCTTTAGTTCTCCTCTCTCTTTTCTACAAATCCAACAACTTTACCGCCGTCAATAACTGTATACATATCCTTTTTCTCGTACATATCAATGCAATCTTGTACTGTTATTACTTTCTCGTTTACCTGTTTCATATTGTTCTTTCCTTTCTTCTGCATTAGTTCTTATTGTTGCGATAACGGCACAAACTGTTGTGAGTATTATGCCGAATATTGTTCCTGCTATAAAACCTAGTATCATAGCTTATATCTCTCTTTCATTATTGTAGGCAGTTCGTAGCAGTCGATATAATCGTGAGTGTCTGCTATGTACTTCTTTTTCAGTTCATTTAACTCACACCCGTATTCGTGCTTTAACTGTCCTAAAATATCTTTTACAACTACTCTTCTTAAGAGTTCACAATTCTTATTTCTTCCTAAGAGGTAACTTGTTCTTCTGCCAATGTGTGCCAGGATTTCAAGCTTTTCTACCTCATTAATCTGCTCTCTTTCGCCTTTTTCAGAAATAATAAATATCAATCTGCTAAAACTCCTTTCCTTAAAAACTTATACTTATCTGTGCATTAGCTTCTTTTACCTGTTCAGCAAGGACCATAGGTAGCGCATAATCATCTATAAACTTGTGTACATTATCAATGTACTTTCTTCTTATGCTCTTATATGTTGTCACACAGCCAAACTCACGCTTTAACTGCTTATATATGTCAGAATATACCGAACTGCGAATACTGCCGTCCTTATAAGCTTCGCTATCCTTGCCACCAAGTACAATTACGCCTTTTCTATTAACGTGCTGTTTGACCTCATCAATCTCACAGCCGTAAAGAGGTGTGTTATCCTTAAGCTCTGTCATATCTTCTTTGATAGAGTTAACAGCCTGTTCAAGTTCTGTATAGCCCTGTGCTAAAAGCTGTATCTGACCGCCGGTTGTCTTTGGCATACTATAACTGCCTGTTTTTCTGATTGACGGTAACACTTCACTTGTTACCCACTTACGAAACTTCCTCGCATTTTCTTTTCTGCTGTCAAGAATTACATCGTACAAACCGTCTTCATTGACAAATATGGTATTCTGTATTCTTCCAAGCGAATCTGGGATGGGGTAATTTGAAATTACCTCGTCAGTAAGCCTCTGCTTTACTCCCTTTGCTGTAAGCTCTAATATTCTGCATAAATCTCCAAGGCAGAATAAAGCTTCACCATCTTTAGTAATAGTTCGGATTTCTCCAAACTCTGAATTGCTAAAAATCTGTAAATCGTTCATATTACTCCTTTCTGTGGTTGTTTCTATCATCTGTGCTTTAATGGAATTTGCTGTACATCATTCAGAAATAATTGATTTTGTCAAAGATTTGGCAAAATAATATGGCAAAAAATCTGAAACAGCAAAACAAATGTTGAAAGTACTAATGCAACGTCCGAAACAGATGGTTTTTTCATTCTTGCTCCTTTCTACTTATTATCAAAATAATAAGTCAATTATCGTAAGTGAAATATTCAATATTGCAATAACAACAGCGATTATTGATGTTATTAATGCTATGTCACAAAGTCTTAATTTCTTCATTGATACCTCTTTACTTAATCCATTTTTCAACTGGGATTTTTGTTGCTTCTGCAATTTTTTGTACTGTGGTTAACGCCGGTAAAGAATTATTATCTTTCCACCTGCCTACAACTCCATTACCAAGACCACATTTTTTTTCAAATGCGTGTATTGACAAATTGTTTTCTTCGCAATAAGCGACAACATTTTGATAAAACATAGACTTCTCCTTTCTTTATTTAATAAAGATTTAGAGAAAAGCTTGACAATCTTTAGAGAAAGTTCTAATATATGAATTGTCGAGAAACATATTTTGAGAGCACTTCCCTTTAAGTTTATTTTTAGGCTTTTCCCTAACCTTTAAACTTATTATATAGAGTGTTCTCTAATTTGTCAACACTTTTTTTAGGTGAAACTCTAAAAAATGGAGGAAAACACAAATGAACACGGTAGAAAGAGTAAAAGACCTATGCAAACAAAGGAAGATTTCAATACATAAATTAGAATTAGAATGTGGTTTTGCTAACGGATATATAGGTCAGTTGCGTAAAGGTACATTGCCAGATGATAGGTTGGGAAAAATTGCCGAATATTTAGGCGTATCAGCCGAATATTTAAGAACTGGCGAAGAAGAGCAGCTTATTTTATCTGAACAAGCTGATTTGTGGATTAAAATTAGAAATGACAAAAGATTATTACACTCATTAAAAACATTTTTCGAGTTAAGTGACGAACAGCAAGAATATGTCCTCGGCTTAATTAATTTATTTAAAGGAGAGTCGTAATAAATGATTGAATCGAAGGATTTTTTAAAGACTATAGTAGAGAAAAGAGATAAAAATGGCAACACTAACTATGCCGACATTGCTAGTTGTCTTGGCATTGATATGATTTCAATGTTGCCATTTATGAGAGAGCTTGGTAATAAAGGTTACATCACCCAAACCCTTGAAGATGTAACTATTACTAAACTTGGACTACTTGCTTATGATGAACTTTAATTAATACTCACGATTTATGAAATTGCGATAAAATCTTTTATTCTTTCAAGTGTACTAGTGCAACATTATGTTGCACTAGTTTTCTTTATATCTGCTATTATTTTATAGATATACTCTAATACTGCATTATCGCTAGTATTTTCTACCATTTCAATAATTTCCTTTTTGTAGTCATTGTTATTCACATTCGCACTTCCCCTCTTTTACTATTGTGACGATGTAATTATTATAGAACACACGTTCTATCGTGTCAAGTGTAGCGGCGATATTGCCAACGCCAATCAAACAATATCGCCTGCCAGAACTTGAAAATGTTTAAGGGTCTTTTCTCAAAGACAAGTTTATTATACATTTATCGTTAGTATATTTCAAATACTTTCGGTCGTGTTATTTCGACTTTATTCGACAACTAACTGGAACTTGTCGATTGCATTACCCATAACACCTGCATATCCGTCCATTCCGTTCGATGTTTCGTTATCTATCTGTTCTGGATAGAAGTTACGGTTATTGAATACAGATACCATATACTTTGCATACTTCCAAGGCTCACCCTCTGGTGTGTAGTAGATAACTTCTACGGCATCTATCGGTGTTTTCTGGTCACCTGCAAAGCCGTTATTGAAATCATTATAATCAAAGCCGGTAACGTAAGGAAGCCAATCGCCATTAAGTGTATGAACTCTGTACCTAACTGAACCTCTGCTAACCTTGATAATAAGTGCTGTGATAGCTTTATTGTCGCCTGCACCAGCCCAATCTTCTCTGTCCTCTACTTCGCCCCACCAACGGTCTGTATAAGCGGCATATGTAGCATATACGTGTTCATCTGTGCTATCCTCTGTGTTATCTTCTTCGCTGTTATCCTCTGTGTTATCTTTATCATTATGAAAGCCATAGAATACAGACAAGTCGCAAACTCCGTCTACTCCGTCAACAACGCCGCTTGATGTATACTGCCAGCCTACAAGGTTTCTAGCAACACTAGGCTTCTTATCTTCGTTAGGGTCTGTATCAAGTGTCATTTCATCATATCCAAGATAGTACCTTGCTATCCAGTAATCGCAGTTAAGAATTTCTTCGTCTGCATATGGGGCAATGTAACTGCCATACCACGCCATACCTGTATAGATACCAAACTCGTAGCCAGCTTCCTCTATTGTGTGCTTGTACGCCTTAATTATGTCGATAAGGTCTGACCCTAAATTTTGCATACAAGTATCTTCTATATCCATCCACACCTTAACTTTACGTCCGTCAAGCACCTCTAATACTCTTTTAGCCGCTGCAATAGCTTTTTCTACTGTTGGTGTGTAAACATAATTGTATACACCGCAGATATGCACACCTGCTAACTGACAGCCTTTCCAGTTGTTTTCAAACTGCTTATCTGGGTCAAAATCACGTCTGATAACCTTAAGAATAGCGTGAGTAAGCCCTGCCGCCTTAACTCTGTTCCAGTCAACTACACCATTCCACGCTGAAAAATCTCCACATTTAATCATAATTAAAATACCTCACTTTCTACTGTTCCTGTTGCATCTGAACTAACTGTGTTATCTTCTGTGCTGTATGTTGCCTTGTAAGTATTTTTAACACCATCAAGAAAGCTCTTAAGCTCGCTGTCTAGTGCTATATCATTCGCCAAGTATGCCGCAAAATCATTGAAGCTAGCTGACATACTAACTGTGCCGCTTTCGCTGATTGTAGCTGACAGATAAGCTACCTGTTTAAGTGCTCCATCTGAGTTTTGAACGGATAATGTTCCGTTCTTCTGAATTGATGAGTTAATGTCTAACATTGTGTTTTACCTCCTAATCTTATATCCAATTTTTATTTTCGTTGTCCCAAGTGATAACAACATTATCCCCTATATATCCGCGAAGATAACGTCCATCCCAATCAAACATAATATCACCAGAAAAAGGATTTCTATTAATTACACATCCTCTTTGATAGTATGACCCATCTTCTGTTTGATGCATTATATACAATGCTGTAGTCTTTATTGAGCTGTTAACTACAGATAGAGCACAGTCACCAAAAGAACTCCAACCTTTTGAGTCTATAGAAATTTTTCCTTTTTCAATTTTCGTCCAAGCTTGCGGTTCTCCATTGATGTAAGGCTGGTAATATAATTCGATGCAGTCTCTTAACACTTCTAACTCTAATCCTGCCGAACCATACATTTTAATACCTTTACCACTCTCAACATTGAACTGCATTTCGCCATCGTTAGTAACGTGCCACAGGGAGTTTAGTGTGCTTGGCGAAGTTCCTTGTACGGCTCCTTTCTGAACAGAAAAAATCCAATCACCAATATTTTTTGAACTTTGAATGTAAGTTCTTCTTAAGTATCCGTCTGGTGCTAAGTAATCATTTTTTAAGCTTCCATCAGTAATATCCCAATTGCCAATGCGACCCCCGGTCCCGATTATATCACTACAGGTAATTGTCCCCGTTGCACTTATAATTGTATTAGTTGATGTTAAAGTAAATGCGTTACCACTAATGTTAACGCTCTTGTTACCGCTAATATTAATAGCCCCCTTAGCCTTAAGCGTTATATCATCTGCAATTGCTTCAATTGCGGATTTAAGTTCGCCACTTTTTGGGTCTTTCTTGATATAAGCACTAAGACTTGCTGTTGTAGCGTAATTTTTAAGGCTATCTTTTGTGGCATATGCTCCTGCTACTTCTAACTTAATCGCTGAACTTTCTTTACTTATTGCTGTGCTTATAGCCGCATTCATCTGCGTTGTTGTGCTGTAGCTACTTAAGCTATCCTTTGTAGCATAAGCATTAGACACTTCAAGTTTAATGCTATTGCTTTCTGCTTTTACAGCCTGCGTTATAGCATTCTTCATAACTGTGGTTGTACTGTAGTTATCTTTTAAATTCTGCTGCACACTTAACAATGATGTAGATATACTATCTAAGTTCATTTTAAAGCTAGCGTTTTGATTAAGCATATAAGCTAATTGTGTGTTAGATACCTCTTTCCAACTCCAATTACCTTTATCATCTTTAGCCCAACGCCAAGTTTTTTGAGTTGTTTCGTTGTGTGCTATTGCCCCGTGATATTTTGCGTATTCATCATTGCTATAAGTCCAAGTAAGATTATCGCTTGGAAATAAATCATCTGACGGATAAATAGGTATGAACCAATCAATAGCTGGGTAATTATCTTTGTTAGGTGTTTCTGTAACTGTATACACCATAAAATTATCGTTCGTTTGTTGGTATAAGTCGGATAACGTTATTTCGTAGCTATCTAGCTTCTGATTAACAGTAGAAAACTTGGTCTTAATGCTTTCGTTGTCAACATTTTCAGTCCACCATAACTTATTAGTGATAAAATCACTAGCAACTTTCATCATACCGCCCCATTGAGTATAATCTTTGCCAGCACCACTTGTTATAGCTTGCATAATGACATTAAGTGTCTGTCCCTCGTTGTCCAGATAAATTTTATTGCTCTTAAGTGTATGTGTACTATCGTTATTGATAACGTTAAATAGCGTTTCAATATCCAGCTTACTCGCATTAATATTAGCGTCATCTTGAACAACATCATCACGAACAACTTTTCTTGTAACGCCTTTTTCGGTAAGTCCTAAGGCATCAAACATAAGATTGCCGGCTTTATCCCAGACGTACATATTGTAGTCCGAATTAGCGTCTTTACCTATTTGAACTCTTGCAACCTTGTTATCATCTTTTATCTGTATCGTATTGTCAGCTATATCAAGATTTCCGCTTTCGCTTAGAATTTCAACAAGGTTTGTATAAATCTTCCCACTTGTAATCTTATCTGCGGCTATACTATCAATCATAGCAGATTTTATCTGTGCATTGCCGATAACACTTACAACTGCATTAGCGAATTCTGTTGTTAAACTTTTACCTGTCGCAGAACCAAACATTAAAGTCTTAATGTCTGCTACGTCTGCGTTTAATACACCTATCTGTGCATAATCTGCTTGCAACTTAGCGATATTAGCTTCATTAATCGTAGCTTTACTTGCTGTCAAATTAACAATATCTGCTGTAATAGCTTCAATCTTATTAGCCTTTAATTGGTCGATATACGCTTGATGTGCTTTTAAACTCTCAATATTAGCACTAGTTATATCAGCATTTTCGATAACTGCCTTGTTGATTAAGACTAAATCAGCGTAGTATCGTTCCATTTGCTTTGTTATCGGACCGCTAGCAATATTGCTGTTTTCTGTGTCAGATTGTCCGATAGATGTAACTGTGTCCATTAAGCCGCCATCACATTCGTGTGTTATCTGCATTATAGGCACTTTGTAATCAATGCCGCCCTTATTAACAGTTATAATGTCGCCTACTTCAAGCCGCCAGTCACCGACAAACTTAACTGTAAGCGGTCTAAACTGAAAGCCGCCTATCTTTTTATAAATCTCATTAAGAATTTCTTGTGTCATAAATGGATTAGCAAAGCTAAGCCCTGTCGTTCCGCCGCCGGCAGTTATCTCACTTGTTTTGCTATCACCAGACTTTGTGTTGTTACAAGTCAGTTTCCTTATCGTAAAATCCTTGCTAGTGGTAAAAGTAACCCCTTGCTGATAGTATTGATGTCCGTCAAGTACATAACCGCTATCCTTGTACCACTTTATTTCAAGGTTTCCGTCAGAATTGATAGCCGCATTACCACCTTGTAACGTAGCCATATAGCCAATCATTTCACGCATTGTATAACCTTGCGGCTTATCTGTAATTGTATGCGTGTTTGTTATGCTAGTTGCTAACTGTATGCCTAGCTTTGTACAGATTTCCTCTAAAATAGTCTTATCCGTACTAGGATAAGTTAATTCAGAAAAATAACCTTTTTCAGCTTTGTACATCTTGTCATAGGCTGTGTACTTGGTGTATTCACCATTGCTTTCTTCTTTAGTTACAGTAAATATGCCTATCTGTACATACTCAATTCCACTATCGCCCTTAACGCCCTCAAAAATAGTTATGTCCTTATTTTCAAGTGTAATTTGCGGCTTAAAAATAGAAAAGGTAACACTACTACTGCAAGTGTTACCTATGGAAATGCTATTGTTTGGATTAATTATATTGCTGTACTTAAACTCATTAAGTGTCTGATTGTATTCTTTTCCGTCAACTAAATATTTGCTGTAATATCTTGCATACAGTAAGTTGAAATCCGCACCCCAATTAATATTTTTCATTTATTGGATTGCTCCTTTCTGATGATTAATCGTTAATCATAAAGCCAAGTGCGATAATGTTAGCTGGCTCAATGGCTTCACAACTATCAAATGCACTTATATCAACTTTCGTGTATTCAGATACTTCTATCTCCTGTTCTCCTAGTTCTTCAAGTTCTGATTTTATCTTATCATTGTCACCCTTATTTTCTTTGTGTATCTTTTCTATCGTTTCTACAACTGCCTTAAAGTGTGGCTCTAATGCCTTAATATTAGACATAATGGCAACTGCTAATCTGCCACCCATTTTAAGCTGTGCCACGCTTGCAAGTGCTTCATAATGTGCTAAAACTTCATTTCCTGTTATTTTCATAGTTAATCTCCTTATTTCTGAATTAAACTTAATTTTGCTCCGACTATTAATCCATCCTCATTCTTTGCTCTTGTGAGATACGGATATGTCACATCTCCTGTGTATATTGTCATTTTCTTTTGTTGACCGCCTAAAAATAGGACTTGTGCTGTTGGGAATGGGTTATTTTCATCACTAATCACATTGTCAAGCAATAAAGCCTGTTCTCCTGTTAATGGCGGTAATTGCAGTTCTACTTTGTCTTTAATAGCTACGATTGTGCCTACCATTTCTCCATAATCGTTTCTTCCTGTGTTCTTAGACCAAATCTTATTCCTACTATATGTGTAGCCGTTATATGCTACCGGGAATGTTACTCCCTCGATAATTACAGCACTTATCATTCAATCACCTCTTTTCTATATATTTACTCCATTCAGCCCAGACAGACTTAACCATATGGAAGATGGAATTAAGAATAATAACGATATGATAAGTGAGCTAAACAGCAATTCTGATGCTGTATACGAAGCGATAATGAACGTAAGGCAACAAATTACAGTACCAAATCCTACAGGGAAAATTGAAAATGCAATTGAAAATTGCAAAACAATTTGTGCAAATATTGAACCTTTGAGACCAGCCTGTGTTCTTGCCATTAATTCTGGCTACGCAATGTATCTCGGATACGCCTATCAAAAAACAAACAACCCTAACTATGCAAGATTTTTGTTCATTAACATTGCTTCAAACACAGTGGTATCAATTTGGTGCAATAACTATGAGTGGCAGCTTAAATATCTTAATAGTTAGAATCACACTAATGTAAGCTCAATAATTGAAGTTTTTAAGAATTCGTAAAAACAAAATTCTACAGTTGCTGTAGGAAGTAAATTTTCCACAAAAAAATCTCTATCGCCATCCTGCCCATAAGTGTATTTAATGCTATTTGATTGCAATATTTGAGTGATGTGGTATCGTGCTGAACTTCCAGCACCATAACCTTGAACAGAAGCATTTGATGCCGCTACCCCTAACGAACCTTGCACAAATATAATTCCAGCAAATGCATATGGACCAGCAATGTTAGTTTTAATGTAAACTCTTAATTTTCGCCCTGCAGGAATCATTATTTTATACACATTGTATAAATTGTTGTTTAGCTCACTTATCATATCGTTATTATTCTTAATTCCATCTTCCATATGGTTAAGTCTGTCTGGGCTTATTGGAGTACCGCCGCTAGTGCCAGCTTTCCACGCTTGCTTTATGTATTGTATAAAATTCATAGTAAAACCTCACTTTCTAAGCACACAAAAAGGACACCTCACAATTAAGTGAAATGTCCTTGTCATTTTGCTATTTATTTGTTATTATTGACGTGAGCAACTTATATGTACTCATATGTGCTAATCAGAACAGGTCTACCCAACTTGTTCTGATTTTTTTATTCTAGTAGAGCCAAGATTGCGGCGCTACTGATTTAATGTCTTTCTCCACAAGTGGAGAAAAGCGTTGCAACAACTATACAAATACTTCCCCCAGCTTTATGGGGAATATTTTGCAACTTCCTGCAAAAACTTTCCCGACTTCTTGGGAATTTTTTCGTACCCACTTGTGGGTACGCTATGCTGCTATCAGTTTCCTTGCTGGGTTAGTTATAAACTCTTTTATCTCGTTATATCCCCAACCGCAATTAACAAGTCCACTGATAATCATTTCTATTGATTGTACCTTTTCAAGTTCTTCTGCTGTGAAATAATCACGCAAATTAGCCTTTTTATCAATCCCACATTCTTCTCTTAACTGTTTTGCTGTCTTTCCGAATACAGTCCTATATACAATGTCAGTATAAGTCGAATATGCGTGTCCGTGCATTCTCTCATTTTCGCTTGACTGCTGAATAGCTTTAGTAAGTGACTGCCTAACTGCTATGCCTTTTTCTCTCTCTATCAGCTTGCCTTTGAGAAGTTCTTCCATTTGATTAAATTGGTTAATATAGGCTTCTTTAAATTTCATAACTTTCTCGCCAGTATAACCCATAGCAAGAATGGTAAAACCATCTCTTGTCATATATACCATTGGATATGTTTTTTTATTGTTCTCAACGGAATATTTAGAAAACGCAAAATTGCGTTCTCTAAACTCTGGACTACATTCAAGATTTTCTATATCCCTAAGTACATCCGAATGTCTTTTCCCAAAAGTTTCTGCTACATCAAGGCTTGTTACAACTGTTACTTCTTCCGTTGCTAAAAGCAACTATCAGAAATAGCGCAAACGATACTATCGCAAAATAAGAGCCTAAGTGTCTTTGTGACTTGTCGCCTTTACTTTTAATTAAATCCACAATAGCCAATATAAAACCTATTGGGATTGTGAATATAAATAGTGCTGTTACTGCCGCCGCTATGCTTAGTTTACTGTCTTTTTTCTTTGCTTTCTTTTCTGCCATATTGTGTTGCCCCTTTGCTTTTATTGTTCTATTTTGCAATTATTAAGTATTAAAAATTGACCTTTCCCAACTGTGCAATACGTCTGATTGTCAAAGTTATCATTGCTTACAATGTGACTTTGCCTTAAATCATCATAGATACAATAATATCCTCTTGATGATGTGGCTATCAGTTTATATTCTCCTGGTTCTATGTCAATCCCAACCTCTAACATACAATTATCAAGAGTAGTTTTAGTTGTATAATACTGTCTAAATTCCAAAAGAGGTATCGCATTGCACTTGTTTAGTTCAAGATATTCTCCGTCTTCTACGTTTATCAACATATTACCTTTGAAGTTTTCATTAAACTTTATTTTGGTTTTATTGCTGTCTGCATATACGCCAAAATAAGCCGAACCTTTGCTTGTTAATGACTGCAAATAGTAATCGCCGTTTGGAATATCTTCACCCACTTTGTAAGTGCCTGCCTTATATTTTGTCAGTTTATCATATGTATCTTGTGTTGTCTTTTGTATTGTAGCCGCTGTGGTCTTTTCAGTAGCTTTTTGTGTTGTAGTTGTGGGTTGTGTATTTGCTATTGTTTTATTATCGCTTTCAGTTATATTATTAATAATAAATAACGCTGTAACAAATACTATCCCTGCCAATACTGCAATCACTATCTCCTGCGGCTTCTTTTTGTTATCTTTTTTATCCATTGTAATACACCCCTTTGCTTTTATAGTACTTAAAGTGTATCACAATGGATTAGATTATTCAATTAAATGTTAAACGCTGGCTGTCCTGTCATAGCTGTATACTGATTGGCATATCTCTGTGTTGTCATGAACACTTCCTGTCCGTCAATCTGTACAACAATGTTTCCATTTTGCTGTCCTACATTTGCATTAGCAAATACCTCTGACATACCCTCAATAACAGCTTGCTTAATGCCTTGTGTTATCTGGTCGTTGTTTGCAACCACTGTCTTACCATTGCTGAATTTACCAACCATTTCATTATGATTAGCAAAGAAAAGTCCGTCCTCTGGGAAACCACCTGTTGCATATGCTCTAGGTATTCTTATCTGAAATGCACTTCTTGATACATTTCCCTCGCTATCAAGAATTTCACCGCTGAAATTGCTTTCAAATGAGTTGCTTAAAGCTCTGCGAATTCTCCAAGAATTATTATCAATGGTATCTGCCAATGAGTTCATAAGTTCTGTACCTGTATCATAGCCTATATCACCTGCATTAACTCTATCCATAATAGCGTTAAATGCACTTCTGGCTCTATATGGTATATCATCAATATTATTAGCAAAATTGTTTGTTAATGATGAACCTGCATTAGCACCAACACTTCCCATACGTGAGAATACATTTTCTGTGTTTGTGCCTATCGCATTTATCTTGCTGTTAATCTCATTTTTAGCTGTTTCAAATTCTGACTTAGCTGTGTTGGCTGTGTTGCTAACTTCTTGTCGTGTCTTTTCTGCAACTTCTTGTGCAGTATCTCCCAATGCTTCATAGCAATAACGCATATCATTTGTTGCTCTATCCGCTACGTTTCTAGCGTTATCAACTTCCGTCTGGTTCTTTTTTACTTCGCCGTTAAGTTGCCTTATTTCTACTTGCAGTCCTGCAACCGCATCTGCCTCTTGTGGTGTCATTTCTAGCACAGATAATGCACCATTGTGAGTGAGTTCGTTATATTCTTGTTGCTTTTCGTTAAGTCTATCTTTGCTGTCCGCAAGTACATCTTCCATTTCTCTTAGGTTCTTCTTAGCTTTATATTCCTCTTTTGCTAATTCAATGTATTCTTCTCTTAAAGCTTCTAATTTGTATTCTTTTTCTTTATCTTCTATAAGCTTTTCTATTTCTTGCCTATTTCCAGAATAATATCCTGTGTTAGTATCTATAGCTTTCGATAATTCTGGTACTTTATCAACAAGTTTACCTGCTATATCCTTAAGCAATTCTTGCTGTTCTGTTGTTAGGTTAGTTTGGTCTGCTAATTCAAAATATTTTGTCTTTAATGCTTCTATTTCATCAACAGAAGAATTATTTTTCCACGTTTCCTCTATTGAAGCTACAGACTTTTCTATTTCGCTTGTAGTCTTGTTAACTTCTTTTCTTACGCTCTCATATCCAGACAAGTAATCTGGTATTTCTTCTTGAACTTTAATAAAACCTTTGATTGCACCTGTAATTCCTACAACTGCCGCCATAGCCAATCCTGCCGGTCCGAAAGCTGTGTATAATCCTGCCGCACCGATAGCCGCACCGCCCGCTATCTTAGCTATTGAAGCTACGAGGTTGTCGCTACCTTTGACTATATCAGTAAAACCGCTCTCGATAAGTTTAAATTCTCCAAAAGCTGATACTCCGCCAAGTAATGCTTTTTGGAATAGTGTCATATTATCTCTGACAGCAGTTATTCCGCCGTTTAAAGCTGTGAATAATCCTTTATCCTTAACTACGCTTCCAAAGTCCTTAAAGCTTGTTGTGACCTTTGCAAGTTTAGGGTGAAAAGAAAGAAGTGTAGCTGCTGTTTCATCATATCCCATTTTAGATAGTTTTGTCGCTAACACTACGTCTTCTGTTGCTTTACTTAAGGAGTTGAGCTTGTTGTACGTTTTAGTTATGCTTTTTATTACATTTGTACCGCCTATCGCCTTAAGCACTTTAGGAACTGCCACAAGCGATATAAGAAGCGTTTCTATAGGTGCTTTAGATAGCATACCTAAGTATAACTCAACAGCTGCCTTTAAGCCTTGCACAAGCACTTTAGCCGCCGATTTAAACACCTTAGTCCAATTAATGCCTGCAAGAAAATCTCCCATTTTCTGACCGATTTTAAACCACGGAACATCATCTATAGCTTTTGCAAACCAATCAAAAATTCCTGCCACAAGGTTAGATGTATCTTGCCCTGCCTTGAAGAAATCGCCAACAGCAAAATCTTCAAATATTCTCTTAACAGGTTCGAGTGCTTTCTCTATTCTGTCAGCCCAGGCAACCGCCGAATTTTCCATATTAGCAAATGCTTTATTCCAAGCTGCTTCATATTCTGCCGCCGCCTTAGCAATATCGTCTGTCAAATCAATAGTGCTACCACCGCCACCACCGCTTGAACCCTTGCTTGAGCTTGTATCGTCCTGTAATTTATTTATTTCATCAAATCCCATAAGGGATAATGTAGCTTTCTTAGCTGAATCAGCTACATCTTGGTAGCCGTTTGAAATATCTTCTAAGCCATCTGATGTGTCTTTATAGCCACTTTGTCCGAAGCTTTCAAAGTCAATCTTAACGCCCATTAAAGAAGCAAGATTGACTAATAATCTTTTGATTACAATAGTTACTCCGTTTACTATCGGCATAACCTTTGAAAGAATTGGGATAAATAGCTGTCCTGCTACCATTCCTACCTCTTTCATATTGTTACTGAACTGGCGTAACATATTACTTGGGGAGTTGATTGTCAAATTTGTTATCGTATAGGCTCTTTATCCTATACTTCTTATAGTTTCCTATAAGTTCAGAGTACATTATCACCCACGTTTTTGCGTTTGGTTTGGTGGTAGCCACTTCCACCTCATACTGCCCTATATGCAGTAGTGTCGGACACTCTTGGGAATATTATATTTATTCAATTCCTACTCGTTACGATACTCAATAGCCTGTTCGTAATCTATTGAGTTATCTCGGTATTAGCATAGTTGAAAACTTTAGCCTTCGCCGATTTTGCCCGATTGCCATAAGATATTTCTATTCTTATGCAACACTTGGAAGATAAGCTATATCATTAACTTTCTTCCGTCTATTAGCTAAATCACCCCAAGATACTTTTGATTGGTCTAATATCGCTAACACTCTTAACTGTTGTTTTTCCATCTGTGTCATTTCAGACACCGACTTAGAAATGCCTAAGTTGTAAGCATACGTCGCTAATGTAGCATTGGTAATATCAATACCATACTTGTACAATGCCCTCGATTGTCCGATTAAACCGCTTTGTAAGTTCTGTGCTACTGTTGAATAGTCCACATTGAAAAGTGAGCTTATATCGCCCGCAAGCATTGTCATTGACTTTGTTATAGCCGTTGTTGCTTCGCCTGTCTGTCCTAACGAATTAGTAACAGAAGCTAACTGTGAAGCATACTGTGTTACTTCTTGTATGTTAAGTCCTAAGTTCTTTGCTCCGCTTTCTTCAAGCAAACCGCCTTGAACATTAACTTTTAAACCAGACAGCTTTCCGAGAGTATCGTTTACTCTGCTTTGGAAGCTCTCTGCATATGCTGTTGCGTTATCATATCCGTACTTTTCGTAATCTTTATCCCATTCTGAACCGATTTTGCCAAATGCAACCGCTTGATAGTTGAACGCTTCAATGTAATCTGTTGTTGACTTGATAGCTTCTATAAGCTTCTTACTGCCACGAATTACCATAAAATAAGTGGCATAAAACTTACCTATTGCACTTGCTAAGTTCCAACTGCTTTTAGTTGCTGTCTTGGTGCTTGTAGAAACGCCATACAGCGACTTTCGAAGCGAGTTTGAAGAAGTACCCACCTTGCTACCTTGACTGGCAAGATTAGCCAATGCGTTAGTCATTTGAATAACATTCTGGCTTACTGTTGGTGCTCTTGATAGCGTTGTCATTAAGCCATTTAAAGCATTACCTAGCTTTGGAATGTTTACAACGGCATTTTCAATACTTTTACTGCCTAGCTTACCAAGTGACTTTGCAAATTCTGTGACCTGTGTTGCATTTTGCGGAATAGCTGATATGCTTGCAACTGCCTTTGTGACAGCTTGAAGTGATGTAGCTGTGTTAGTTAGTGCAACTGAATCAACAGAACCTATCTTTGTGATATTCTTGGCAAGCCTTGTAAAATCTGCTGTTCCTGCGTTCATATTCTGCATAGCGGAACCTAACTGACTAACACCATTTGCAAGACCGCTTAGTGATGAACCATTCACAGTTGCAAGTGATGTTGACAGCCTTGTAAGCTGATTTATCAGTTTATCAACAGAATTGATAGCTTTGGTGGCAGTACCGGTAATTTTGACTTCTAAACTGTCTAATTCCACGCTTTAACCCCCTTTTATAGGATTGTTGGCGGTAGCCCTCTCTTTTCAGTTTGCGCCGCCCATTTTTGCTCATTGAGTAACATAAGCTGTAACTCTTTGTCGTAGGTATCTTCTTCGCTTTCTTCTGTTCTTTCTGATAAAATAGCCTGTTTAGGGTATTCAATGTGTACATCTTTATTAAATGCTGCACCTATACCGCAAGAAATAGCTGGTATTGCGTAGACTAAGAACCAGTTATACATTTCTGAATCGCGATTTTGCCTATCAATCTTTTTACCTTTTTCGTATAGTAATAATTTTGTAGGTGTCATTTTAAGAAAGTCTGAATAACTAATACCTAGTGAACTGGCTAAAACAAAGTATTCTTCCCAAATTATTTTGTGGAAGTCTGCTTTTTCTTGTGGTCCTGTGGAACTACTGTCGGCTTCTTCTGCTCCTGTGTTGCTTCTTCCACATTGTTCGCCATTTCCTCTAACATCGCTGTTATTCCCGACAGTTCGAAAAAACCATCATCTTCCATCGCTTTCTTGATTTCTTCAAACAATGTTCTATATCCGTAACTCTTATCTGTCTTTCTCTTCTCTGTAATATATGCTCTAGTGAGTTCCTTTGCTTCGTCCATAGTTACAGGGTTATTGTCAATACAGCCTGCATAAATGGCTAAAATGCAAATCTCTGGCACATCTGCTGTCATATTTGCTAATCCATCAAAGGAAGCCTGTGCAACGCTTTTATCTGTCTGTGCAAGCAAGTAAGAACCATTAACGACAGAAAACATTTTCTGCACTATCTCTTTGCACTCTGCCGCACCAAAAGAAAACTCAACTTTGTATTCTTTTCCATTTACATTAATATTCATCATAATTTTTACCCTTTCCCACCCTATCACCATATAGGGAAAGGTGCGGATTTTACACCGCACCTACCTTTTAAATTAATTATTCTGTTACATCATCAAAGTATGATGTGTAATCGGCTGTTTTGGCGTCTTTGACGCTATTCGACACAGCCTTTTTTGATTTAGTCGAATAGCTCATTATTCCCCCACCTTTGTTACTGTGAAGGTGCCACCAGCACCTTCGACAACTTGAAGCTTGTCTGTGCATTCGATAGGTGAAGTGTTAGGAACTGCTGTTACTGTCATTTCAAGTACTGAATCAGTACCAGAAACATCATTAGGTGTTGCTGTTACCTGTCCAACAAATGCGTACTTAGCAACCGCACCTAATCCGTCAGAGCCATATAACTGAATAATATCTAACTGCTTGCCCTCTGCCTTGATTAAGTCCTGTAAATAAGCCTTTTCAAGATTTCCTGTGTAAGTCTTAGCGTCAGATGTTTTGATACCCATTAAGAATGTCTGTGAATCATCTTCAAATGTTGTACTTTCAACTGTGTTAGGTGCTGATACTGGTGCTGAAATTGACTTAGCCGCAACCATTAACTTATACGAGCCTGCAAAGCCATCTTCGCTATGCTCCTTGTAGATAACTCTAGCTTTATAACTTGTACTTGCCATTGCCTTGTCTACCTCCTAAAAATTTGCAAAAAAATAAGAGCATTTCTGCTCTTTGTTACATTAATCTGTCATTTGCCGCTATCATTCTTCTGAATCTAGCGGTACTCTTATGTACTTTGTTGCTGATTGAGAACTCTGGCATTGATGTGCCTTGAAATCTCATTGTCTTGAATGTATCTGTAATTACTGCCATAACCTTGCGACAGTCGGACTTGCTTGTGTTAGTTGTAACATCTACTTGAAATGTTGCTAACAATGCGTTAATTGTTTGTCCGTCAAGCGTTTGTCCTTGTTCTACTGCTGGCAGTAAATGAATGTATACTGTTGGGAATACTGCTTGACCGCTGTTTTCCCCCTCGTTGGTTATGGCTATCTTTGGGTATGTTTTCTTTAATTGCGTTAGGGTTTTAGCCTTGACAAGTGCTGTGACTGTGTTTTCAAGGTCTATCGCCCAATCGTTTGCATTTGCCATTAACTAAACACCCTCCTTGCTACCTCAACATATTTCTGTATGATTTCCATATCAGCCTTATAAACAGGCATTTGCGCTTCTACGCCGTGTGTAAGAACCAAGTTTCCGTCATCATCATAGTAACCCCACACTTTTTGTACGCCGTGATGTTCGCCGTATGAGCCTATAACCATACCATTAACAACGCCCTTTGGGTGCTTGCTACTTCCAGCTACTCCATTGTAAAAAACGCCAGCTCCGAACTCTATAAACATAAGTTCTTTGCCCTCTACAATTAATTTTGCTTCAACATATTCTCCTGCGGATTTCATTTCAACATAACTGTGATGGCTTGTATCTGAACCGCTGCGAACACCTTTCTCATCATATGTATAACTTGCTTTTGCCATATTTTCATCAATGACAGGTATTCCAACTTCTGCAAGTTCTTTGACAAGCTGTGAAGTTTTTTTGATAAGCCAATTCTTATACTGTTGTAGCTGTCTGATAGCTTCATTTACGGACGTTTCAGACAAGGATATATTAATTGTATGTCTTGCCATAGATGCACCTACTTTACAACTGCTTTAAGCATATACTTAGTTGAATATAATGCTGGCTTAATGCCTACAATCGTGAAATCTGCCGATGTTTCATCAACAAGTCCATCAGATGTGTATGTAGGCTTGCTATCAAGCCAGATAAGGTCGCCTTTTTTCAAAGGGTACATTCCTTTGTCTGTTAGTAAAACCGCGTCAAAATCGGCTGTATCAAAGCCGTATTCCTTGGTCTGTGCTTCTCCGCCGCTGAATGATATGTTTGCTTTGAAATCGACCGGCTCTGAAAAACCTGTTTTCTCTTCAAGAACTTTAGGTATCTTATTTCCCTCATCATCAAGATAAGGAATGAAGTTGCCATCTGTGTCGGTATATCCCTCATATAGAATATTGCCGTCTTCATCTCTTTCATAGATGGTTACTGTCTGTCCTTGAAGTGAATACTTCATAGCCTGCTTATTAATGTCAAGCATTGTTCTTTACCTGCTTATAAATCTGATTAATGCCTGTGCTTGATAATCCGGACACAATTCCTACTGCGATTGCATTAAGAATGTCATTTGCCGGAAAGTCCGGTATTACATACATACCTACAACGCCTAAGATACCGCCTGCAACGCCTACGATTATAGGAATGTAATTATCCTTAATGTGTGGGATTGCCTTAGCTCCTAAGCCTATCAGATATGTAATTACAACGATTGCGACTACTGTTGATACTGATGTTATATCCATTCTGCTATACCTCCTTATCTTCATTAAGTCGTGCTTCCAATCCGTCTATTCGGTGGTGTGCCGACTTTACACTTTCCTCAACCTTAATAATCCTGTTATCGTGAGAATTAAGTTCTTTTCTCATTTCTGTAACTTCATTCTTTATCTCTGTTGTATTGCTTGATATTGTGTCAAGTTTCATATTTATGCGTGTATTTTCTTTTACACGCTCTGTAAGTTCTGCATTGTCAGACTTTTTGTTGTTCTTAAGATTAAATCCCAACGTAAACAGTCCGAAAAAGACGGAAAAAGCAACTGAAATAATGCTTATAATTACTGCTATTGGCATTGATATACCGCCTTTCATAATTAATAATGGCACACTGCCCACCACCCTTAATGTGTGCCGCCTGCTACCGTATTGGTAACGCACAATCTTCTTTAACTTTCTGTAATGCCATTTAGGCTGGATATTATGTTATATGGCAAAGAGTGGGTATTTTTTTTAAAATACTTTCCCTTTTAATCCATTCCCTTGTTATGCCATTTTCAGAAACTTTCTCTGAAAAAGAAGCTCCATTTTGTTCTAAGTCATAGTCAACCAGCTCAATTAAAACAAACTCAAATTCTTTGAAGTCTTTTTCAATCATTTCTTCTGTGTAATTTTTATAGTGTCTTTGATTAATACACTCTTTTTTATCTCTCTCAATGAGAAGTTCTAACTTGGTTGTATCTTTATCAAAAACAACAATATCAGAACTTGTTCCATCATCATTTTCAATTTTTTCTTTATGTGCATAATCGTGGCTAATAGCCACATGTTCTAATACTGTCATTTCCATAACCCAACTCCTGTTATAACCCTAATTTCTCAATTAACAGTTCTTTAAGTTCTGCTCCTGTAAGCTCCA